TGAAAGTAAAATAGTTTTTTCCATTCTGAGCTGCTACTCTAATAAGCTGACGATATTGCTCCTTTGAAAGATGTTCTTTGATATTGATATGACACGCTGAACCTCCATCTAAGTACTGGACAAATTTCTTTCCGTGTAATTTCATCTTATCAAGAACTCCAAGAGTATCATCCTCAGGATTAAAGAAATACGAACTATACATAATATGCTTATCGCTTACGAAATAGCCATCTTCCTTATCCCAATTGTAATTCTTAACACTAAGATTTTCTCCAGGTACAAACTCCGTGTTGAACATGAATTCCTTAGTCTTATCCTTGCGATTAACGTGGTTAATCGTCTCAAGAACTAGATTTACAAACTCAGCATAATCATCGTTGTTGTTTACTTCTAATCCTAAGAACTCAGCAGCATCAGTTAATCCGTTTACACCGACAGTAAGATACTGCTTATTCATTGAAATGAAACCTGCTGAATAAACTGGAAGCATCTTTGACTTGAAGAAATCCTTTAATAGAGAATCAAATGCCTCTTGATATTTATGTACTCGTTCCGTGAAATCTGCGATATAGTTAGAAATGACTGTATAAAGCGATTTCTTTTGCTCTTCAGATAAGTGATAATCAAAAGGTTTTCCGTCTACTACAACCATGTTATTTTCGTTGCTCCACTGTCTTACCGCTTCTTGGATAACCCTATTAAGATTTATAGTCATAACACTCTTAGAACCAGTTGCGACTGAAGCCGTACCCATAGAGAACTGATGGGTGTTGTGATTATGTTTGCTATCCTCTATATCTTTTAAAGAATTGCGCAAGCGACAGCAAGAAGAAAGTGAGTCTGGACTATTACTAAGATAAGTAAAGAATGAATGACCTTCAGACCACATTTCCGCTGTAAAATCGGCATACTCTTTATCTACGCAATCATTATTGTCAGTAAGCATCGCCATAGTCTCTACTGGGAATGTAAGGATGTATTTTGAACGCTCCTTATTAAACCACTTCATAAACTTCTTCTGCAACCAACTTAGAGTATTCCATATAGGAGCACTTCCATCAGGAAAACGAAAATCGCCAAATACACCTTCAAAATAGTACTTATCGAAATAGCCTATATTCCAAAAGACAGCCTGATAACCTCTTGCTCCAGACGGCATATTCATAGAGTGAACTACCTGCTGAAAACAATTCTCGATTACTTTTTCAAGACTTCTTCCCTTAGTATTCAACTCTACCTTTTTACCTAACTTAGTTAAATAATCATCACCATAGTCCTTACGAATAAAGTAATCCATATACATAAGGAATTCAGGAGTTGCTACTGCTCCTGCAAACTGAGATGATATTGAATATACTAAATTGATAAACTCTCCACAGAATGACTTTAAATCGGTTGGTGGAGTGCTAACACCACCTATCTTAGTCAAACCATCCGTAAGGAACGGATACATTGTTATAGCTACGCAATACGGAACACCTGGAGTAGCAGTTTCATCGTGCTTATATAAGAGATGTTTTAAAATATCTAAAATGTAATTATCTGCTAATTCCACTCCAAACATCTTCGTTATTCTCTCATACATTAACGCACGATTAATCATGATGTTATCGTACTTATGTATTTCGTTACCTAAGGTAACTACGTTTTTACTTTCAACATTTGCGTTTGAATCAAATTTAGAACCAGTAGCAGCATTAGATGCTTTTATGTATTGGCGGACAAACGCAATGTCTCGCTCTACTTGTTTACTTAATTGCATGCTAAATTACTTTACACCAGTATGACCATGACCGCCCTCGCCTCTTTCGGTCTCGTCAAGTTCTTCTACTTCTTCAAACTCACCTTGGGTAAATCTAGCTATTACCATCTGAGCGATACGCTCTCCATCGTTGATAATAAATTCTTCATTACCTAAGTTGATAAGATTTACCATAATCTCTCCACGATAATCAGCGTCAACTGTACCTGGAGCATTAAGTACTGTAATACCAAACTTTAATGCCAAACCGCTTCTTGGTCTAATCTGCGCTTCATAACCATCAGGCAAAGCTATCTTTAAGCCAGTTGGAATAAGTCTACGCTCAAGCGGTTTCAACACGATAGAAGCGTCAATATTAGCTCGTAAGTCCATACCCGAACTCTGAGCTGTTGCATACGCTGGAAGCTGTTGACGTCCTATATTTACGATATGAATTTTAATCTTTTCCATTACCTTCAAAATAATTTATTCTTTTCTTCAACGTATTTATCAGTTCTTTCATTTGATTGAGCTGAGTATAAACCAGACTTTTCTGTTCACTGTCGGGAATGCGTACATCGAATAATTCACTACCAATGAAGCCTTGTAATCCATTATACTTCTTTTCGTAATAAGCTAATTCAACACGCATTTCGTCTACGTGATTATCGAATGGTCTATAAGCCTCATCAAAAGTAGTTTTCGGTGACCAACTCTGATATCCATCTTTATAGATTACGTGATAACCCTCTCTTAGTTCGTGGTTATCTTTATTCTCTCTTGCTAAGCCTATTTTTATGGCTGTCTGCTCGTTCATAGGCTCTGCTTCGATAACTTTTATACCTAAATATTTTTTCATCTTCTTATATGGTTTAAATTACGTTTTTAGTAACTATGGAATTTTAGTTACTACGAATAGATTTATATATCTCCAGCTGGCAAAGAGCTCAGCTGGAGAATTATTAAAACATCTATCTGTCTTTAATACAGAAATAATCGTTTCACCAACATTAGATGAACTATTCTTTATGTGCGTTGTCGTATACCTTTCTCAATTTTTTATCAATCTGCGTCAAAATATAATTCAATAGCATCATTCAATTTATTCCAACCATTCAATTCTCCGTACTTTTCTTCAACCTCATCTATGTCACCGCCAACTATGTTTTCCAAATCTTCATTACTCAATTTGACTTTAGGATTTTTCTTCATAAAGTTTTCTGCGGCTGCAACTATCTTCATCTGAGCCTTTTTTGCGGCTGAAGAATTATTCAACCCACCTTGGTCTGCCTTTAATGCAGAAATGATTCTGTTTCCTATATCAGATGACGAATTTACAACAGATTCATTTTTTTTGCTAAATTTATACACAGGTATTCTATTTACGCACTGCATGAAAATCCTATTATATTTTCTAATATCCTTATCATTATCTGAATGATCTGCACCCCAATCCTCAAAATCATTAAAATCCTCAAAATCATGCTTTTTTAAGACATCTTTGAAATATTCTTGATTCTTTGACATAAAACGGCTAGTGTTTGAATTAGCTCCCTCTGATTTTAATTCTTTAATAAACTGTTTTTTATTCTTGTTAGCTTCATTATACTCCTCATTATTTTTTTCTACCTTTTTCTTATCTTCTTCTTTTCTCTTATCTTTCATGCTATCATAAATAGCCTTTATCTGCTTATTACCCTCTCCGAAATCAAGAGTTCCAGCATCCATTTTACCAACTAATTCGGTTAATTTAATAGCATTTTTCTTAGCAGTTTTCTCGTCAACGTCAAATCTTCTCATAATTTGAGATTTATAATCATCAACGTATTTATTCTTTTCTTCTTTCTTGTTCTTACGGCTTAAACTGCTCCACTCTGATTGATGTTCATCATCAGTCTTGCCGCCACGACTACCCTTACCGCCATACTCCTGACCTACACGTCCAAGTTTACGATTAAGAGCGTTATCAGCATAAACAGCTTTTTCAATGTCTGTGATATGGTCTAATGCTATGCTACGCATTTCTGTTAGTATATCATAATCACCGCCCTTTATAATCTCGGCTTGAATAGTGCCAAGAAGATTTTCTGTTTCTGCCTTACTAAGATTATCAACGTCAGTTTCAAACTTAACTTGATTAAAAGATGGTGTAAGACTGTCTTGCGCCTTAGCGAAAATTTCGCCTAATGTTACTACATTTTCCATTGTTACTTCTTTTTATAAATTAATGTAAAATTTTACTTCAGTAATATTAATTCCGTTATCAATAACTTTGATGACGTTATAATTTATTAAATAAATGTAAACTTAAATCCTGTGGTTGATAAGTTTCTTCCTAATACTCCTAACCACATAGAAGAACAAATATCATCATGAGAACCCACTGATTGTAATCCATGGTCTGTAAATGCTACCGAACCTAATTGGTCAAAAATTATATCTTTCATCCTTACGCTATAATCATCTCCAGTAGGTATATGAATCATACCTCTCTCAAAAAGCATAGCTAAAGATGGCCAACCCTTACTTAAATCGTTTTTCTCAACTCCAGTATTATGAGGAACCACGGGCATTCCGTATTTCGTTGCTCCCTCTGTAAAGATTTGCTGAAATACGTTAGACTCAAATACCATGACGTCAGGACGAAAACGTGCGTTAATACCTTTAAGGATTTGAAGTTGTTCGTCATACCCCTTACCCTTATCTAGCTGAATATTAAGTAACCATAGTCCATTATCCTCATCAATTCCCCAAGTAGTATAGCAATAGTAATCAGCACCAACATTGCTTGATATAGAAAAGTCACAACCAGTAACTACCTTTTGGAACTTCTTAGGATAATCATCTCTACTTCTAACCAAGGTATAGTTATCCATACGGACAAGACTATTTTTCAAAATACTTAATGGAAATATAGAAGAGTCAGAAACAATTGGTCGGCATAAGTTCTCACGGCTGAAAATAATATTACCCTGAGTGTTACGTTTATCCATAAGGTCTTTATATGACCAACGTTGTGGCCAAAGTATTCGACCATCTGGAAATATAGCAGGATATTCTATAACAAACCAACCTTTCTTAGTCTTTAAATCTCCATATAAGTCCTGAGCGTGGAATGGTGTACCTACTACGATGATTTGCCCCCTCGGTACGAGCATATTCATGATAACAGAATGAAAATAGTCAATAGACTTCTGACGCTGCATTGAACTGTAAATTACGTTATCTTTCAAGCCGTCATCGACTACGATATAATAAGGGTGTGCACCACGAACAGAAGAACCAAAACCCTTTCCCGTCAATCTTGCTCCGTTTTTGCACATTATATTAGTACTAGCCCAAGCACCCTCATTAAGACTACGTGGGTACAATCGCTCTCTAAGGATGTCGTTACCCTCGATAGTACCCTTTAATATCTCTATAAGGTCTACCGCCTGCTGCAGCGAAAAAGAAAAGAGAAAACCACGATTAGAACTGCTCTTAGGTCTGCAACTAAATCGCTGATTATTCGGATTATTATACTTATACAACTGCCATGCTAGATAAGCGTTGCTGAAATAATATGACTTGCCGTGATCACGAGCTGCCTCAATACATAATTTCTTATGATGGTGCACTAAATCTCCCCATTCTATATGATGATATGATAATTGGAAATCAGGCAATACTGAAGTGATAAAGTAAGTTATATTATTTACTCTTAATGTTTCTTCAATATTTTCAGATAATCGTTCAGTATATTTCGGAGCAAAGTCTATATCTTTTTGCCCAGTGTATAATACTCCGAAAGTATCTTTTAGCATATTGTCGATAATCGAATCAACATCATTTTCATTACCGCCTAATAATTCTAATAGTGCTCTATCATCAAGACTATCTATAATTTCATCAACGACACGTAAACATTCGGCTTGATGTATTGGAGATTGCCAAATGCTATCTATAATTACGTCATTCGCATCAAAAGAATTAAACATAGGTCATTAAACAATTAAAACCGACAAGGATTTTACACCCTTATCGGTTATTATTTGTAATTAAAATTAGAAGCTAAAATTTAACCATTGAATTAACTTCAGTCTTAATATTGGCTGACTCATTCTCTAACTGTTCTTTATTATATCCAAAATCTGATTTCAGTACTTCCTTATAAACTAAGATAGCGTCACTAACATTAGCACATGCTTCGATGATTTCAGCTTTTGCTGCATTCTTTCGCATATCCTTATTGAAAAGGATTTTGAACTCATAGGTAGCATTATCCTTAGTGAACTGAAGATACCCGAATGCTTTGAGAAAATCAAGCAGAGCATTTATATCTTTCCACTCCTTTAGCGTTGTTAATTTCGGTATAAGACTCTTAGAAAGAACTCTAACTTCAGCCTGCTCTACTGGAGCTTTCTTAGTAAGAATATTCCAAAGCATGAGAGCCTGTGTTTCGGCATATCTCCTATTTTTCTCATTGTACAAGAAATCCTTTAAACGCTCGTCATCGCTCTTCTTACTTCTACTAGTAGGCTGACCCTGACTCTCTACGTAATCGTATACAGCGTCATCTGAAGTGAGTATTACCTTGCCGCCATTTTCCTCTTCTACTAGCTTGTTTATTTTTTCAATCAGGTCTTTATTTACACAACCTAAAATTACTACATTCTGCTCAGAAATTACTTCCTGAGACTGCGATTTTACTTTACTATCTTCCATAATTTTAATATTAATTCTTATGGTTATAAATAGATGCTAACCTTTATACTTCACTACCTTTCCTAACAAGACAGCACATAATTCTTCTGCTGATGAATATAATTCTTTTAGACTAATGCCTTTCTTATAAGGATTATTTTCTAAAACTTCATTAACAAGAAAATCGCCTTTAACATCGCAAAGAATGGTAGGTTTTTCTACTTCTTGAGCGTAATAGATACCAACTATCTTGACTTGATAAATTCTGTTATCTACTAGCATAAACTTTAACTCTCCAAGGTGAGGAATGGCTACCATACTCTTACACTTGATAATCTTACCAGGCTTCTCGCATTCAAAGTCAGACATAGTCTTGCTCTTCTTAGGACGGAATGGTATATTATCGCCAGGTCTATCGGCTGTAACAGTAGACTTAGCGCATTCTCTCTTATGAGCTACAAAATTCTCATAACAACGTCTTGCTACTGCTTCATAATCAGGAATAAAATTAGTAGCTATCTTATATCTCATACCAGTACCCCTGCCTTCACGTTCTACAGCTCCAAGTTTCTTCAACTCTTCCATTACTACAACAGAGTAGTCCTTTGATACACCTACTTCCTTTAAAATTTTGGTGATAGGTCTTTCACAAACAGAAATCCATACGTTGAGATTTTCTACACTTAAAATCTGTTCCATTGCGAGTTCTAAAGATGCGATGATGTCTTCTTTTGTATTCATAATTTATAAATTTTAGTTACAATTGGTAAAATAAACCTTGAGAGAATTACAATACTATTTTCCGCAAGAAAATTCAAAGAACTTCTGACCTTTCTCTCGCTTACCGCTATCAGTATCTTCACCACCTACACTCTTATTGTTTCTCAAGCGTTTCATGTAAAATCGGAATAAGTCAGCAGTAGCTTCGACATCGTTCATTGCTCCATGGGCATCCGTTAATCGTATCTTAGCACGTTCGCAACAATCACTTAATCTTATCTTTTCATTTCCTAATAATCCCCAAGTAAGTTTAGCAAGAGTCATAGTATCAATGAAATTAGGCTGAACAAAATCGAATAATGATTTACCCTCTAGATTAAAGGCATATTCAAGCATATTATTATCAAAAGTAATATTATGACCAACTGGTACCAATCTTCCTGCTTCTTTAATCTTAGTTTTACCTCTATGCTCGTCCATAAACAAGCTAGCAGTCTTTACGAATTTCTTCAGCGAGATACCATTATTTATATCAGACATACTAACCATCGTATGCTCCAATGCTTCTTTCTCGATTATTAAGTCATTATAAGGCTTGATAAAAGTTTCCCATCGGTCTATTTCTTTCAAAGTCTTATAATCTAATACAACACACGCAAACTGAGTAATAGGATTTTTCTCTTTATCTAGTCCTCCAGTCTCCGTATCATAAACAATATAATTAGCTTTTATCATATTTCTTAAATTAAAAAGTCCTATTCCGAATAACTATGAAGTCATGGGGAAATAGGACTAAAACGTTATAATTCTATGAGTATACTGAAGTTCTTATTGTTCTGTTTCTTTCTCTTTAGATGACTTAGCTGCGTTTGAAGCGGTATCTGCTGTATCGAAATTACCACTTTCCTGATCTTCTGCGCCGTTATCGGTCTTTTCCTCTTCAGTCTTACCGCTTTTCTCGTTCTCAGCCTGAGATGGCTGTTTCTGTTCTTCTTTCTCTTCCGCCTCAAACTCCTTGATGACATTAAAAACTATGCAATTATCATTATGGTCACACTCTTCGCACTTCTTAGTGTCGATGATGCTACCTACCGCTAACGGCTCAATATTCTCGTGTTTTGATAAAATATCGGTAATAGTCTTAAAGGCTTTTTCAACACCCTTAGTGATACCCTTACGAAAAGCCTTTTCAACGTGATTATTTACTTCTTGTTGAACCTTATCACCTACCTCATTGAGAGTATTTTTTACGATAACATCAACCTCTTCCTGAGTATAGGTACGTTTATTTTCAAAGAGATAACCAATCTCATTAGATACCTGCTTGACTTCTGCAGCTCCGTCAATCTGATTTCTTCTGCGATAAGTATGTTCTGAAAACCAAATAGCGTTAGCGATAATAGCTTGCTGACGCTTGTTAAAAATTCGATTAATGATAAATTTTTTTAAACACTTCATATTTTATTACTTTTTAAAGAACTTAATAATTCAAATTGTCTCCATTCGCCAGTTTGCTTGATGGTAAATTTTCCATTTCTATCTTTTCGGATAATTCGTACAAACTGACTTCTGAACTGTTTATCGGTATAAGGTTTAACATATTTCAACTTATCGTCATAAGCATGACTTGCTTTTTGAGCTTCTATTCCTTGTACCTTTACGATTTCACCCTTTTTCCAAGGCATTGGTAAACGTTTATTCCATCTCCAAGTTTCAGGTAAACTATTACATACCAAGAATTTTGGTAGCTTGTCTAAATTTTTAATTGCTTTCATATGCTTGTTAAATTCTTCTTCTTAATAAACCTTGAGAAAATAAAAGGGATTGGTAAAACCTCACGGCTCAAACCAATCCCACATGGGAATTTTAACAAGTGTTGTTATCGTGATTATTTCTTAGCTTTCTTTTTTGACTCTACAACCTGTTTAACTGAAGAAGATACCTGGAAACGGATAGTACGGCTTTCCTTAACGTCAATAGTCTCGCCATTGAAAGGATTTCTACCCTTATGTGCCTCATTAATCTTCTGCTTAAAAATACCTACACCCTGAAGAGTAATTTCCTCGCCCTTATCACGAACCTCTTCAACGATTACCGCAGAAAGAGCGTCAAGCATCTCATTTACATTTTTCTGAGTATGACCGCTTTTGTCGCATACTTTTTTAATCAATTCTAATTTATTCATTTCTTTTGACTATTAATTAAACAATAAAAATTTACTATCATGTCCTTAACAAAAGGAATTAAATTCATCATCTTTGAACTTAGAGTGGACCAAGTAGGGTTTGAACCTACGACCTCCAGATTATGAGTCTGTTGCTCTAACCAGCTGAGCTATAGGTCCAGGTGTAGGTGAGATAGGTTATGTACTTTTTACAGAACAATCTCAATACTTACATTCGGCATCTTAATGCTGAACCGCTCCGACTATCTCACCCTATGTATATCACCGCTTCTTTCTGAATAACGTTGTTATAATATCAACGAGAAATTTATTATCAAACTTGAATAACATTAAAACCCACTTCCTCTAATTTCTTCATGATTTCAGAATAACGCTTATCACGAACCTCTTCTTTTTCAAACCATACTGACTTATCGACTATCGGAAAACGCATAGACTTATCCATGCCTTTGTTAATCGTAATTCCGTACTGCCACCTTGCTTTTGGTTTCTCTACGAAACGAATATCAGTTTCAATGGTATTTATATCGAACAACGATAACGTTAAACCAAAGTCTTTAAGATATATAACTGACTTAATATATTTTACTTCTTCGTCTCCATCATTTTCACCGCTATTATCACTTGGATTTTCGTCATTATCTTTATCTAAGTCTTTAGACTTACGATTATTATCAGCAGAGAAAATTTCTGTCTTAAATCGCTTTTTGCTACTCTGACGAATAGGTTGACCATCCTGCTCAGGAATTTGACTTACTCTTACTTTTACCATTTTATTTTAACAATTTTCGAAATAATAACTGTCTACGATACATTTTAAAAATCAACAAAACTATTAACTTCAATATTGACTCATCTGTATATCTTAACAACATACTTCTGAGATAGAATGATATTATATGCTTTCTGAAAGTGTTGATATAATGATATGTTTTCTGAGAATATCTTTGAGATTTTCTTACTAATTTTCATCGCAATTTTATCTTTCAAATTCGATTTCGGTTAAAAACTCCGCAAATGGGTAAAAAGTGACTTTCTTAATTCAGGAACCCTTTTTTTAGGAGGTCAAAATTCTTTGCCCTCCATGTACATGTATATTAATCCCCCTATAATCCCCCCTTTAGCAAGTGCTAAGTATAATGCGTATGTGTGTACGTATATGTGTACGTGTGAGTATGCGTGAAGCAATGTTATTTGAATTTCAGGTTTTGAATTTCCTTTTGCAGTTGTTCCTTATGGGCTGATAGAATATCATCAGAAAAATCAGTATAGTTTTGCTGCTTACCGCTCAAGATGTTTTCTATCATAGTCAGGCTATGTTCTAGTGAATGAATATATTTCTCAGTATTTTTATCCATAACCAATTATTTTTCGTTTCCAAGGCTCAACGGCTCTTAGCCTTTCAGTTACTCGTTTTATAGACTAAAAGCCGTTACATGGGCTTTAAAATTAATGCTAGATGGTTCCTACTTGTTAAACCTACTCCGTAATATCTCTAAATTACGTAATTCAGGAAATTTACAACTCCTTCCCACCAAGAGAAAAACGGAAACATAATAAACTTTACAAATAGGTAAGAAGCTACACCCCAGGTTATTAATTTCCAATAGCTTCGATAGTTCTTTTTGAGTCTATACTTACCGAATTTACCATTCATAAACTCTACTACTGCCTGAGCAAAATCGCTAAAATTTATTGTACGCATAATCTTGAAAATTTTAATTTAACAATGTTTTATGGTACGAAATTACTATTTTCTTCTCAAACGGCAAAGAAAAAAGCGAAAAAATCTTGATAGAAATTTCGCTTTTCTTGTAAAAATGGTAAATTTAGTTATTTTTATCTAGTACATTACGTTAATTTTACCACTCAATACTTCAACAGTCTTACCCTTTTCAATAAAGAACTTTTCAGTTTCATCGGCTCCAAGGACTACTCCGTCAGAACCATCATCCTTATATCGGAACTTAGCTTCACCATCTACAGCGTGTAAACGTACTATTCCACTAATTTCTTCATCAAACTCTTCACCTGAAGTGTAATCTTTAGAAAAACCCAAGGCGCATACCAGGGTAGTTCTTCCGTTATCATCAACTACTAATGTCTTCATTTTTGTTATATTTTTATTGTTAAACTTACGAATTTAATAGTTGTTAGTTGCTTGCTACGGATAATGCTTGCTAAATTAGAACTTTTTCAATATACTAACTAAATCACAACCTAATTGTGTAGTGTCGTTTTATACCGAAATTATAATATTGTAATACAGAGTTATTACCATAGATAAAAATATAGAAAATAAATAGATAAAGCTATGAAGAAAGAAGTGATTAAGCCATTTGATTTAGAAGCGTATAAGAATGGAGCTAAAATCAGAACAAGAACTGGGCATGAAGCTAGAATTATTTGTACTGATAGAAAAAATCCATATTGCCCTATCATCGCCTTGGTTAAAGTAGATGATGTTAATGAAACAGTTTTACATTATACTCTTGAAGGCAAAGTACTAATTGACACAAGAGCTATTAGTGATAATGACTTGGTAATAGTTGATGAAATTGAAGTACCAGAGTTCTGGAGTGATGATGAAAATAATATCATTAGTGGATTTTATGTAAACGGTGGTGCAGGTATTTCAAAAATACCTAAAACAATCAATATAAAGGGTAACTATAATGTTTTTGCAACAAAGAAACAAGCTAAATCAGCTATCGCAATGGCAAGGATTAGTCAGATAATGGCTAATGACATAGAAAACTTTGGTGGTGTTGTTACTGATTGGGAAAATGATGATTGGAAATATGTAATACAAAGATTAGGTAATGACATTGATACGACAACTACAAGGTATAATTATCGTTTTCTCGCTTTCCACACAGAAGCTCAAAGAAATTTATTTTTAGAAAAATATCATGATTTAGTTAAGGACTATTTAATGATAGGTTAAATTTATTATGATTATGGACTACGAAAAGAAATATAAAGAAGCTCTTGCAAGAGCAAGAGAGCTTCATCTTAACAACGATGTATTGCAATATATATTCCCTGAATCCAAAGAAAATGATAATCATTGCTTTCACCCACTGTCTTCAATGACCGAAGAAGAAAAAATAGAATTATATACAAAAGCTGGTTTTTATTATCACTCAAACTTTGAATTGGAAACAGATGAATGGAGGGCTTTTTCAGACGTTATTTCTGAAAATAAATTATTTCTACCATACCCAATATGGGGAGATGATTTAGCCAAAGTATATGATTGGCTAAATGAACATAACTACGATTATCGTAGCTTAATTTAAAATTATTTGATGATTGATTAATATGAAAGCAAGAATACGTAAGACTGGAGAAATAGTAGATGTAACCCGTGGGGAGCATGGCTTTTATGTAGATGAAAATTGTGTTGGTTACACTCTTAGTGAACTCGATTTTAATGAAGAAAAGGAACATTGGCAAGACGTAAGAGAACGTGCTGCTATCGCTGCTATGCAGGGAGCTTTAGCGAATTGTTATCTACATAGCGTGTCTAACAGCACACCATGTAGTAATATAGCAAGACAGTCTGTACTATATGCAGATGCACTTATTGAAGAACTTAAAAAGAAATAAGGCTATGAAGAAAAAATTAAGTGTAATACTTATATGGTTTATTGTGGCTGCGTTCTTTTATGCAGCTATATGGACTAACGAGAAATATACGTTGTCTGAATGCTTTATGCTTACAGGATTTACTTCTATTGGTCAGATATTGCTTACTATTATATTTTATCCTTTAACACAAATAGAAAATTAATTAATATGAAAAAGATACTATTATTTGCACTCACAGCCTTTATGGCTGCTGGGTGTTCTAATACTAATAATTATCATGGTTATTATATAGTAACAATAGACTCATGTGAGTATATTAAACACCCTAACTGTTATTATCTTGTCCACAAGCAAAATTGCAAATTTTGTGAGAAGCGTGATAAACAAAAAAACAGAAGAATTGATTAAGAAACTTAAAGAAATGTAATTATGGAAGGAATAGTAAATAATATAAAGAATAAAGTATTAAATTCTGTACTTGAATTTTATTCAAATTTATGTAAGGGAATAAAAGTTCCAAAAAGACTAAAATTCAAAGGAAATCCTGAGGATATTTGGGATGTTAATGATTATATCCTTGATCTTATGGACTATATAGATACCAAATATAAGGGTAATTCTCCTGAAGTACTTAATTGTTGCATGGAGGATAATCTTGAAGAAATTATTAAATCTATTAATAACAATATTATATTTAAACATAAGCAAGTAGAACATCTTGATTGGGAAAATGAGTATGAAACTGTAAATACTATAGTTTCATATCATAAATCAAATAATAATTGTTTTGATTCTGAATTATGCTTCCTTCAATATATTGGGTATATGGAAGCACCTGGAGAGATTATTAAATTCCTGATTAGAACTATATTAGCAGATTTATTAGATACTTATGACAACCATTAAATCATATACTGACTTAGAACAGTCAAAGGTTCTTAGCAAGATATTGTCAGATGAAAGTGTTGATATAATGATATATTCAAACTAAAGGAGAAATAACTATGGCAACAATTACAGAAGACTATTGCTCATTTGAAACAGCAAAGCTATTGAAAGAAAAAGGATTTCATGAAGTTTGCAAATGTCAGTATGGCAGGCATGGCGACATAAGTTGGACTTCTTGCAACAATGGAAATGTTACTACATTTGCTAGACCGACTCTTCAAATGGCAATGAAGTGGTTGAGAGAAGTGTATAATATTCATATTACTATTAATTATAGTGCATTTCTTTATGGTACACGTCCTTATTATTGGAATATTGATAAAATGGATACTCTTCCAAGAGCTAATACACAAATAGAAACTTCTACTAATACTCACGATTATTCATTTGTGCATTATGAAATTGCTTGTGAAACTGCAATAAAGTATTGTCTTGAAAATTTAATTTGACTAACTATGGCAATAATAAAATCACATACAGACCTTCCTAAGTCAAAGAAGTTGGCAAAGATATTACCAATAACAAGCATTGACTTTGCTTGGTGTATTTTTAGTAATGGTTCAACAAGATTACTTCCCATGGATGATTGGGAAGTGTTTGAATATGCAAAGTCAAATATGGAGATTATTCCTTGTTTTAGTCTTGCAGCATTGCTTAATGAAATACCAGAAGTAATTAATTTTAATGATGATGAAAATGACTATGCGTTGAAAATACTTAAAGAGAATGGTCTATATTATCTTTCTTATGATAACCCGTTAGAGCATGGTAAGATAGAGATTGAACCGCAAGAAAATTTTATTGATGCTGGTTACGAAATGATTATTAAACTCCATGAACTTAATTTACTATAATTATGGAAAAGAACGCACCAGAGAAGATTTATTTAACGAAAAATTTGTTAGGAGAGCTGCGTGATGGTTGGGATGCCCTGCCGTCAAATAATTCTATTAACATAGAATATACTCGTACTGATGTCCTTGTTAAAAAGGCAAGAATATATATCGCAGAGCATTTCCTCGCACCAGGAATGGATAACGAAATTAACGACTTTGTAAACCATATGAAAGGAGAATAATGGTATGAAATGGCATTTAATTATTATGATTGTGTGGTCATTATGCTACACATATTTGAAAATATACTTGTATTCAACATCAATAACTATTGAATATTATAAGCCATCTACGGGGAAAGTATGCGATTTTAAGCGTTGGAAAAATCGAATTAAATACTACATCAAAAGTTATATCAAGGAGTGTGGATTTGAACACTCCAAGACTGTTCTTCTTGCTTGGCTGATTTATGGTGGATTTTTTATATGGTAATTATGAAGCGTTATATAGACAAAGATGATTTACTGAAGGAGATAGAAAAATTAAAGTGTAATTTATGTCCTGATTTTTACGAATATAATTATGAGGCAGTAGAAGCGGAATTATTAGAAAAAATTGAAATTCTTATTGATAGTCTTGAAGTAAAAGAGATAGACTTGGAAAAGGAATATAAGAATTTCATCAAAAGTGATAATGGTCGTTCTATGTTTGAAACTGCTGAACATTTCTTTAAACTTGGTCTTTTGATAAACAATCCTATTACCGCAGCCGATAAATGTATTGCAAATGAAATTATCCTTGCTTTAAATACGCTTGGTAAAGAAAAGATGATTTCTTATGATAAAGAAATAGCATGGGTAAAGAAATTGATACAAGAAGTGAAATAAATATAACAATTGTAGCAGAGCTATCTAATCTATGCTTAGTACTTTTAGATAGCTCTGCTAGTGTATAAGAATATACTTAAAAACTTGCTTAATTTTATTGTTGATTATCTTTTATTTTGATAGGAATATAATCAACTTGAACTCCTGCTCTTTTTAGCAAGTCTATACCTTCAGTAACACGATATTTACGGGCATACACTACTCGCTTTATTCCTGCTTGAATAATTAACTTAGAACATTCTATACAAGGAGCGTCAGTAATATAAGCTGTAGCACCCTCGCTACTCTGATTACTCTTAGCTAACTTAGTTATCGCATTAGCTTCAGCATGTAAGACATAAGGTTTGGTGACCAGTTTAATTCCTTTGAGATTTGCTTCCTTTAGCTCTTCTAAGGTAGAATCAGTATACATACCATCAAACCTTTCGCAAACGTTTTCAAAACCGCTTGGTGTTCCGTTATAACCATCGCTGATAATGCTATTGTTTTTAACTATTAAGCAACCTACTTGCCTACGAATAGCATAGCTATTTTCAGACCAAACGAACGCCATCCTGAGATAACGTTCGTCAAATAGTCTTTTCTTTTCTTCGTTCATATTTTATAGATATTTTGAAAATTGATATTTATAATTTTTATTAGCTTTTATCTCCCTAATCTTAGCAACTACCTTATCGTGGTAATCTCGCTCTGCGGTAGGATTGTGAAGCTGTATTGCTTTCTCTATACTGTGTGTTGGATTTCTATACTCCTGCAGTATCTTAAACATCTCTACACTCTTCTTTGGATTATAGCGGTGAGATAGGTTGTATTTATTTTCTCCTAAGATACGATTTACTTCTTCAACGTATATAGGAGTCAGTTGCAGAATACCAACGTCATTCTTCGTACCGACTGCGTTTGGATTACCCTCGCTTTCAACTTGAACTAAGGCTTCTAATAAGATACTCCATAGATCAACTTTAACACTCTTAGCAACGATTTTAGATGGTTTCTCTACGTTGTTTATTATCGGCTTAGTATTTACTTCGCTACTGCCTAAATTAATATTAAAGGCAAACAATAAGAGTAATAATGAAAAATATCGGTTAAAAATTTTCACCAAGTAAAACACCAAACTTAAAATACCTACTATTACCGCTGAACCTGAGATTATAATAGCTAAGGAGCATAAAGCGGTATTATCTTTTAATTTTTCCCATATAGATGCCTGCTCTCGATACTTCACTACGATTATAGGACTATTATCGTCATCGTACTTAATATTGGTCTTATATCCCCTGCTTTTAAGGTTCTGAGATACTTGTTTCAATATTGCAAAGGATTTTCCATTACCGAACTCCTTGAACGAATAAGTGGCTGTATAATTTTCACTAAATCTTAATCTTTCAATCAATTCTTCAGTAACAGCCTCAACTAATTTATTAATCGGCGCAAAGTCCGCATATTTCAAAACATCTTGTCTTAACGTTTCTTTCATATTATTCTCTTTGGTTAAAAAACTCATTTAATACTCTCCTGTCGTTAGGGTTCAAGCCTAGTCTTTCGGCTATGGCTTGAACTTCCTTAACGAATTTTTCAAGGTCTATCCTTTTATTATCCATTTTAGACACTTGTTTTTATTTTCGATTAATTCCATAAACTTTTCATTGCTTCCTCCACGGTCAGGATGCAAGATCATAGCTTTCTTCCGATATTCTTCCATCACTTGCTCCTTAGTAGCGTTCACTGATAATCCGAAATAAGCAAATGAGTCTATTGGTATTGAAGCTAAGAATAAGAATGCTAATGCAGCATTGAAACGATTTTGCTGAACCCGTTTAAAACTTTCTTCCTTGCGAATTTTCTCCCAAGCCTTGCGTTGCTGCTCTCGTTGTTTCTTCTCTTCTTGGTATCTTTCCCTACGTTCCTTACTTTCTCTATCTTTACGTTTCTGAAAAGTTGGGCAATAGGTAGCTTTCATAGGCACTACTACAGTAGCCCAGAAATAGTTCCATACTCCGTCAGGCAATCCATAAGGAACTTTATTCGAAATAGCATCCCACTTAGCACGAATATTATTAACCGCTACATCGAACAAATGCTCATTATCTTCTTTACCGAACATTTCATAATTAGCTATAAGTTCTGAGGTTAAATCACCCAGGAACTCTTTTTGAATTGACGATTTATAACCTGCTGTTAAATTGTACTTTTTTAGATACTCTTTTGATTTCATTACTTTCACTATTAATGTTTATAGTTATAAAAACCTTGAGAATGATAAAAAGGGTGCTAAATTCTCGTCAGAGAAAATAACACCCCAAATTCAAGATTATGTAATATTTTTATTAACTCTTATGCTTTAATTCCAACTTAAACTTCGTTTCAATCTTATCATAACGTTTTTCTTCTGGTAAAAATTCTTTCATATTTTAAGCCTTTTTCGGACAAATATTATATCTACATTTTTCATTCTCGTTCAAACCACACCAGGGTGTCAAAGTCTTAGGTAGCATATCAGGAACTACTATCCAACGTACGCAATCACATTTCTTTTGTGTTTTAGTATACCATTGTTCTACTTCCTTATTCATATTACTTAAATTCTTCAGATTTACAAAGTATAGCGTTTCCGAATAGAGTATATTGATAACCACTCTTCTGTCGTGCTATTTGAGTTATCTTAACGTTCAATTCAGAATCATTAACCAATCCCTCTTCGTCTACGATTATTATTTCATCATTAGGTAGATAAACCAATTCAACAAGTCTGCAACCGATAAGGTTATAAAGTTCTTGCAATCCAAAACCATCTTTCTTATTCTTCGGCTCAACGTCCTTGACGGTGCCGTCACACTTATAAAGTTTTGCCATAACTAACCACGAATTAAATTCTTTGAATTATTACACCAATCGTAAACATCTTTGTTGCCAATCTGAGTAATGTAGCGAATAAGTTTTGCTTGAAAGGTAAAATCTTTTTGACGCATAAGTTTCATCTTTTGATACATAGCGGTACGAAAAGTATGAACCAAATAAGTATCAGAATCAATCTTAACGCTCATAAAGTCCTCTTCGGGTTGACGTTTCATAACCCAAACATTAACCTTAACGCCACGGTCACCAACTCTGAATATAAAAGGTGGATTTTTATAACAACTTTCTTTAACTAATCTATCATGGTTGCCTCCTGAGAGCTGGTCAAGGTTGTTAAATAAATCGCTCCACTTCTCTCGCTCAACCTCAACATCAGAGAAAACTATAACGTCAATATCTCCAACGGAATACTCAGGTGGTACAGCTCCTATAATCTGAAGTGCCATAGTACCAGTGATGCAAAATGTTACTTCTTTCTTATCCATGAACTCTTTTAACAGCTTGAGTTCATTACCTAATTGTAAATGTTCGTACTTCATTTTATTTCTATTTTAAATTGTTTAATACGTTTATTGTTAAATTAAACTTTGAGAATGACTCTTACTTAGCGAGTTTACTAAGTAGGATGGTACGATATACATCGCCAGTTATCATGTTATTCTTCTCCATAATTCTTAATGCTTCATCTTTAGTATATTCGCCAAAGACTACATAAGGCTGGGATGCTAAGTCTTGCTTTAACACTAGTTCAGCGGTTACATCAAAGTATTTATCACCAATCTTATTAAAAGCATGTTCATAAGTTACAATAGAAATTGCAGACATTCCTTCAACGTACTTTACACCGATTTCATTGAATAGGCTAGCGACTAGAAATGCGTTCTTATAACACTGCTTAGGCTGAGGCTTCACTACTTGCTTTATAAGCTCTATTTGCTCCTTAGTAAGTACTTCGCTTACAGAAACTACCTTTACCACCTTAGCATCAGCTATTTCCATCTCATAGAATTCCTTTTGCTTTCCGTTATAAAGATTGGCTAACTGCTTCAAATGAGAAATAATTACATTTTCTTTCATAGTAGTCTCTAAAATTCAAAGTCAATAAATACTTCGGTACTTCCATTGATGAAACGCTCGTGATTTACGTCATCGTATTTATAGCATTCATACTTTCTGCTCGTTCTTTCATAGTAACCTCTGATCCAAACTGGTGAGATTTCTGTATCTTTGAACTTGAAGTAGTCTCCTTGCTTTATGCTATTAATAGTTACTTTTTTCATACTCTTGCTACTCCTATTTGCTTAATTCTTATTTCCGTAATTCGCTGGTAACTCAGTATCATTCTCTCCTACATGGTCAAGAGCGTAAGCAGCTACATGATCAATAAGTAAATCGTACTGATGTATATTATTAATATCCGTATATCTTACTGTTTCATTTGGCATATCTATGATAATTGTACGGATGTTTTCGCAAATAGTCTCTATTTCTTCATCGCCATTAGCTATTAGAGTAGTTTCAATCAAGTCTATGAAATTAGCGTAAAAATCCGCAATCTTAATTTCAGTTTCTTCTTCGTAATAGCCACCACCGCAATAAGAGTATTCATTTTCATTACTCTCGTTAATTTCGCAAGCATTACAATTTCCATTATTACAGAACTCATAATATAGTCTGTTAGCAGCTCTTACTATCTCTGCCGTCAGGGTAGCACCGCAACCCTCGCTGGGCATAAAGTCTCTAGTTAATTTACCAAACTCAGCATTATATGCTCCTTTCTCTTCCCAGTAACTCTTTCCGATTTCGGATGTCTTAATCTTTGCTTTCATAATCTTGAATTTTTAATTTATTGTTACGAAATTTTATTCATAGGCGATTTCTCTTATAAAGTTCCATCGCCTATCATCATTAAACCGATTATTTCATCATAATATCCTTTGGTAAACCATCTACATTATAACGCTTCAATAACGCTTCAAGACTAGCCATATCAATACTCTTCTGTTCTGTTTCTAGCTTAAGGAAATAAGCGTTATTAATCTTAATGAGACGATAACCCTTTGCGAGCAATTTACGGATGTCCTTTTGGTTCTTATTGAGTCCTGATGGAGTAGGTTTTGCTAATAATTCTTCTATGGTGTAACCACTTACCACCTTTTTCTTTGCCTTAGCAGCTTTAGAGGTCTTATCCTTACTCTTTATCGTCTTATCGCTTTTAGGCTCTGCCTTGGCTGTTTCTGCTTTCTTAGGCTTGACTCCTGGCTTCTTCTTAGCGAGTGGGTCAGTACGCCAATCAAATTTTCCTGGCTTATATTCAGTCCAAATCCAGGTAGCATGATCAGGATGACGGTCTCCTACAGAGTACTTCTTTGGAGCACCAACGCTCTTATCTTCAGCGGTCTCAGCGGATTTCTTAGCTTTCTTAGGTTCTTCCCTTACTTCTTTTTCAGCAAGCAACTCGATACGCTGCTTTATCATACCAAGTAACTCTTCGCTCAGGGTAGTCTCTTTAGCTTCCTGAACTAATACGTTATTCAATGCTGCCTTATCGTCCCATACTGTAATGAGATACTTTGCTGCTTCTCTATCGGCTTTTGCTTGAGGTCTCTTTTTAGAAGAAATAGAAGACATCTTCACGCTAGCCATTTCGTTTAATCTAACAATATGTTGATCCATTACTGGACTTTCGAAAGAACTATTTACAGTCTTATTTACGTTTTTAACAGTGCTCATAATCTTGAATTTTTATAATGTTATTATTTAATTTTTCTTGAAAACTCTGTCGAGTAATTATTGAGTGAGTTCGTATACCATAACGCTCTTCTTCAACTCCGTCAGGCTTATTCCGTTAGCAGCAGCGAGTAAGGACAGTTCGTTGTCCTCTGCTTCACTAGTTTCTCGATACTCGCTGCTGTCTTGGAAATACTTTTCGTTGATTTTTTGCGCTTCTTCGTATAAGTCTTTAATATCCATATTCAGCAAGGCATTCTTTAGATGGATTCAAACCTACCTTTTCGCACTTCTTTTTGAAGGCTGAGAAGCTATCAGTTACATAGGTAGTTTTCTTGAAATAGTAGTAGTTGAAATTACGCTCTCCTATGCGTTTTCCGCTTCTATCGCCTGCTTTCTTAGCTTCGGTACGGCTCATTTCTTCTTTCCAATAACAGGACCAGCCATAGTAATCGTTTCTACCATCTCCAGCACCGAATATAATGAACCATACTTCTGAAGTGCTATTCTCTTCTACTTTCTTGCCCTTAGCTTTAGCGTTAATCTCTGCTTTATTATTTTTTACGGATGTAGTCATGATCTTGAAATTTTAATTGTTAATATTTTCGTTTAAAAAAGACTCTCTCTATTCTTAACAAGTCTCTTCAATTCTTCTAAATCTTTACGCTTAGGTTCATCTGCACCCTTTGTTGCATCAATTAACGGCATATTATGCGTTTTGGTAGTCCATTGCTTGCCTGTTACGGGTGAGGTATAAGTTACCTTATAGGTACCACTTCCAGCGAATTCAAATCTAAAATCTGTAATGCTAATAGTTCTTTTCATAATCTTGAATTTTTTAATTTATTATTCTGATACGAAAGTACTGGTTTTTTCGCAAACTACAAAATTTTTTTGTAAGAAAATTAATTATTCGCCAATAATTTAACGTTTCTTTGGTAAAATTTAACTTCAAGCCCATAATTACTTGATAAAATAACACCGATAACTTTCTCAAGCTATCGGTGTCTGAATTTTAGTTTGTATGAAAAAACTATAATATGTTATTTAGAACATAATTTTTATATCTGTTCAAGATGAACTTTTTGTTATCTATATTAGGCAATCCGCTATCAGTATTTAACATCTTATTTATATGTTCTGGATTACCTTTAGTTTCTAACCACATTTGAGCATATGTTTCTGCTTCTGGGTTATAAGTTATCTCAGTATGAAATTTTCCATCCTTATCGGTTCCGCAATAAACTTTATTGCTATCACAACCGATAATCTCTATATAAGTAAAATCAAATCTACGTTGATTAATATTTTCACCTTCAAGATAAACGTTTATCAGATAGCCATTGCGATATAAGCTATCTTTGCGTTTTATTCGAATGATTAATGCGTTTATTTGTTGTTGTAATTCTTCTCCGCTGTAAATAGGAACTTTAATGAAAAACAACTTTTTAACTCTTCTCTGCGTTGGATTATAGAGATAAACATTAATGCAAGTTGCTACGACAGTAAATAAAATTATCAGTAGCATGTAGGTATTTACATTCATAGTCTTATATTATTTAATGGTTACTTTTTATATTATTCTCATCCACTGGTATCTCATCGTAAGTTAATATGATGCTAGATACTTCCTTGCTGTATTCATCCTCTAAATCTTCCTTGAGAAAATTTCGGTATGCTTCAATATTATACGTTGTAACATTCTTATTAAGAGTTACACGCTCACCATCCTTAAACTTTGCTATTGCTCGTGTGATGCGATAATTTTTACTAATTTTACTTTTTTTGTCCATAATATTTTCTCCTAATCTTTATTCCATTAATACAATTAGCAGTAGAGCAATTTAAACACTTATACATATTAAACCCATCATCGTAAAAAACGCATCGTGCTTCTTCAGCGTTGAAATACTCTATCTTGACGGATTTTTTCTGAACGAATAATTCGTCACTTGCGTTTCTCGTTGTCGTTGGCTCTAATAAGCGTATCTTGTATTGCTTATCAGTTTCGCCTAATACCAGCACCCTTATATCCGTTTTAGCAAACTTCTTTGTGCCATATAGCCAACGCATTGAAGAATGTTTATATATTCCTGGGAGTGGCTGTGCATATAGGTTTATTTTGCTCATACTGCTCCTTTCTTTTTCGGGTGTTATATTTTCGTTTTTCCTTTATCTAAAATTTCTTTTATTTTCTTAGTTTTATAATCCTTGTAGACACGCTTCGCTTTCTTTCTAAGCATCTCATACATATTATCCGACTTATCGTACATCTTTCCATCTTCGACTATCTGTAACTGCGTTTCTAGAAATTCAATACGCTTTTGAACTAATTTACCAAGAGCGTTCATATCATCGAACATCGTAAAATTAAAGTCAGGGTCAGCAGTCTTCAATAACGAGTTCATATCACGAATAGCCCAATCCATCATATCGCAAATCATATAAAGCGTTATTTGAATTTCATTGAGCTTATCCTTACCATCAGCGTCAAGTCCTATCTTATCGCCAGTTAGCTTCGTTATTTCAACATATTGACGATTTAATAGAACATCTACAGCTTGTTTTCGCATAGCGTCAATCTCTTGGTTTATTTTTAAGATTTCGGTGTATTGACGATTTTTCTGCGCTATCTGAAGTGCCTCTTTGTAACAACGTACTTTTGGAAGTGAATAAAAATTTCTATTAAAATCATCCTTAACTTCTTGAGGCAACGACTCAAATTTTAAATCTTCTCTACTAATCATTTTTACTATTTTTAATGCGTTCTTGAATAGCTTTCTTATACTCTTCTAAACCATGGTCATTTAGAACTTCTTTGAGGTTCCGTCCTTTCTTTACTTCATCACGAATATAAGAAATTGTATTAGTGAACTCTGCGGTAGCCTTTTGCGTTCCTACGATAGCCTGAGGCAAATCGTCTTTTAAACGCTTCAACGCTTCTCTACCTTTCTGCTTATTCGCTTCAGGAATATTCTCGTCAAACCAATCTCTCCAGCATTCCTTAGTGCAGGTGATAATCTTATCGGTTCTGCCGTATAAGAATGGGAACTTAAAAATAAAACCCTTGCTATCAGCTTCTAATCCAATTTTCATTTCATCCTCTTGATCTGTAAAAAATAGGACTTTCCCGCATTGAGCGCAACGTACTATTTTAGTCATATTAGATTTCTATGCCTTTAGCTCTATGAATAAATAGATAGATTTCTTCATCACCAACCTCTAATTCATTCTTAACTATTTTATCATAGTACTTATTACTGATGAAATACTCTGCGCTTCCAAGTCTCATTCCGTTCTCACCACCATTAAAGCCGTACCATATATAATCAAGACTAATATAGAACATAGTAACATCCTTATACTTTGACTTCTCATCTGCTCTCTTGGCTGTTATTTTAGCTTCTATGGTAAGGTTTTCAAACAACTGTGGAACCATAGGAATATCTTCGCTAACAGCCTTAACAGTATCGCCAATGTTGCTAGTAATCTTGAACTTGGTTCTAATACCTAACTTCGTCAGCGATACTTCTACATTGCCTAATAAGGCTTGAATAAATTTTATTTCCATTATTTCGTTTTATTGTATAATCTATATAATAGAACGCTGAGATGGTTATAACTTCTTGCCTGTTCCCTTAGTCTTTGACGGTGGAACTCTATCTTTAGCATTAGCGAATACTCCACGGACACTCTTGCGGTCTTTTATTGGTTCATAATCTTCTTTGACTTCAGGTCTCTCTATTGTAAGTTCATCTGTATATGCTGATGTTTTAGCTTCTGCTGCTTCTCGTTGCTTTCGTATTTTAGCAAGGAACAATTCTTTGATGCTGTTAGCCTTTTCATGCTCTGCTTCGGTAACTGGCTTAGCTGCTACTTCTACTATATCATCTACTTCAGCATTTCGTTTCTCAATGTCTGCGAAATCATAATTGATGAGAGATGGATATTGGATTTCTTCTCCTGGGTCGTAATCGCCTGAAATCTGAACAAATTTATGATAATAAGAATTATGTAATCCAGCCACTAGTAACTTAGGGTCATAACCCATGCGTGCTGCTATTCTACCTAAGATAATTTCCTTGAGATTTATAGTCTTGAGTACTTCTTTCTGAATATGAGCGTTTATCTCTACGTTTACGTTCATATCAATTGCTCCGTTTACGTTCAATATATCGCCCTCGCTTTCCTTGCGCAATTGCTCTAATGTTCTTAACATCGCATTATACGCTTCCGTACTATTCAACGCTACATACCTCATCTTCATCTTAGAGTACATCCATGCTAATTCTTCTAGTCTTGGACGTTTATTGTAAAGACGAACATCTGCTACTTTATTGCGAAACGCTTCACGCTTTCTCTCTATTTCTACAATATTTTTCTTCAGTACAGCTTTCACTTCATCTTCGGTTGTAATTACTTCATTATCCTCGCCCATAATCTTAACAACCTCAGCTACTGTAAACATTCTTCCCAGTAGTTCTATTATATCCCCCTCAAAAGCTGTATATTTCTCCTTATTACGCTTTCCTTGATTACCAAATGCGGTAGACTTCGCAACACCCCTTTTCATTAACAAGGAATTGTACTTTGTTTTCATTTCTAGCAATGTTTCTTGCTCTTTAGGTGCTAAATGCGCAATGTAACGTTTAAAGTGGTGCGTCGCCATTCCAAGGTTGATTTCTTCTCCATCACTTGTAGTTACAAATCTATTGCGTAACAGGGGATGATTTTTATACGCAATGTACTTCAGGTATGCCTTGGGATTTACTACTCCTTCAGGTATTTCAACTTTTTTATTTTCCATTCTTATTTTTACAATTAAAATTTTACAATCCTATTCTAGACTGTGAAATGTTTACCCTTTAATATTTGTTTTCTGTTGTATATTTTATTCTTTCTTTGCGTATTATGCGCCTATTTACAAATTATACAAGAAGAAAATCCCAAGCCAATAGTTATTCTCTTATTTTGAAGGAATTTCCTTGACCTGGGATAATATATAATAAATAGTGTGTTGTTCTTTGTATATATTTGCTTGCGTTATTTTAATAGCTAGATATGAATAACTAACCTCTATCCGTTACAAGTCAACTTTACGATTTACCTATTTTATCAATATCAATTTCATTAGGATCAAACTCTATTGAGAAATAACCCTCTTTCTTTAGGTATTCGGCAAGAACTTCGCAACATTTTCTTTTAATATCATTACGTTTTGAGTCCGTTGAAATATGTAACGTAAATCTCATAACTTACTCTATTAAGAATTTAAACTTCTTCCAAGATATATTGGAAGCAAAATACCTCCGATTAATAGGCATCCCATAAATACAACGAACATAGATTTTACCTCTTCTTTTGCTGCTTCATACACTACACCATAATAAAATAATGCACTGAAAATCCAATAAAACAATATTAAATATATCATAACTTTATTCTCCTTTTAATTTAAATCGTTATACAAATCAATCAATTCTTTACTTCACTCTTGCTTAGATTGCGGCTGTACTCTTTCTTTAAGAGATTTTAACCATTCAATTTCTTTACCAACTAAAGAAGATGATTTCTTATTCAAACAAAATAATTTATCTATATCGGATATAATCCACTGTTTAATATTTTTATCCTCTTCACTCCAAGTTGAAAACATGGTAGATTTTGTAGGATATGAAGAACCATTTTCTTTTATAGCACAACCGCTAATTATTTCACAATTCTCTGCCTTAACATAGTCAATATGATTTGGCTCGTCTTCTATTCCATAAAATTCTATACCATAAATATCTTTAACTTCAAGTACATTGTATTCATTACCAGCATACTTGACCTTAAACTTTGGTTCAACCTTATTAGTAGGTTTCTTTTCACCTTGTTTTTCAAGCCAAGCAACTATATCTTTATCAGGTATATCTCCCGTTTTCATATTGCCTTTTGCACCAACAGAATATATTGCAATCAATTCTTGCCTTATTCTCTCATCACTACTCTCTTTGAGTTCTGGGAAGATATTGGTTATATCTTCTTCCAGTATTTCACGTTTTTCTTCGTGGATACATTCTAAAAGTCCTCTTAATTCTTCAAGAACTTCATCATATCTTTCTGCTTTTTCTTTTGGTGTCATAATACTTTACTTACGTTATCGTTTAAATCAATTTCAGTATAAGTAAAAATTTCAGGGTCATTATCATAATGTTCGGTAAGATACTTAGATACCGTTCTCAGCATATCAGATTCATTGTCTGCTAATACGAATAAATCATAATACTTAACACCAAACGTATAAGTTTTTATAATTAGTTTATATAATTTTTTCATTACTCTTTTACTCCTATAAAGTCTAATTCAACATCAATATATTCTTTTATGCTATCCTTGATAGCTTTAATATTCTCTGTATCTTTGAACTCTCTTACTGCTATCGCTCTTGAATCCGTTACAATACATAGATAAATCTTATCATTCTTCAGTCCGATAGACAATCTACTCTTAACCTCGTCAATCTTATCAGCCTTGGTTTTTTCTGCCTTGTTAGCCTTGCGCTTTTTATTACGCTCAAGCAAATCATTAATTATACCCATAGTACATTTTATTTTAGAAATTTAACAAAATCTTTCGGAATGAATAGGTTGTTTGGTATCTCGTCATCCCTACCGAACACTATCATTAAAGCTCTTTTAATGCAAGAGCAAACTTCTTCGATACTCCATCCCGCAATACCGCATCCTATCTTGGTAAGATAGAACTTATGCGTTTCAGGTTCCACGTCTCTGATATTGCTGAATAGTTCTGTAAGATATGATATTAATTTATCTTTAGATACCTTTCGCATCTTTTTATTCAAGGTAGGTACAGCATAAGTATTACCGCTCCAGCCTACAGCTTGACCCCAAGTTGCTCCAAATCTTTCATAAGCTATCCTTGCGGCTCCTCCATAATGATTACCATTCTCGTTGCTTCCAAAGATAAATATTTCATTTTTCTTCAAAGTATTTATTATCTCAGGACAAAACGGACTTTGAGATATTTTCTTCATAAATCTTGATTTTTTAATATACGAATTATAAGAAATAACCTTGGTGAAAAGAAAATGAGGAATAGTTTCTCAACTACCCCTCACTATAAGTCAAACTCAAACTGCTCCCCCTTTCTTTTAGTTAAACTGGTATTGAATTTATCGTCTTTTTAGTTGTTGCTAAAAGTGTAATAAGATTACCTATCATCGCAGGTATCTCAAACGCTATCTTAACAGCAGAGACAAGTAAATTTACAAGAAAATTTTCTACTGTCTTTAACATAGATAATAGTTGAGTTTTCTTCGTCTTATTCTCTATTAAAGCATAAGCCTGATTAGCGGTTGATGTAGCTTGTCCTACTGTAATAACCGCTGGAACTGCGTTACTAGCTACCGCTGAAACGGCTGCATCTGCTATCTGCTCTAATTGAGCTTTTGCGGCTGAGAAATTCGATTTAATAGAGTTTATCTCCATTTCAATTATATCCTTACCATTTCCTTCAACATAATACTCTATAAGTTCTTGACGTTTATCGCTTCTATCTTTTTCATTCTCGATTTCGTCAAGTTCATTTTTATGCTTCGTATCTACCAAATGCTCTGCTACTGATCTTAATTGTAAACCAGGTATTTCTATCTTTTCATCACTATTCACTAAATCGTCAATAGCAACTTTCATTTCGTCTATACTCATAACATTATATTATTTTAAAATATTTGAAACTCGCCCATCAAACTCTTTAATCGCTTTTACAAACTCGCTTAATTTATCATCGGTCAGGTTGGTTATATTTCGTTGAACTAACTTATGCTGAATTTTCTTGAGCGTAATTTGATGACGGTATAACTTCTTGCGTATCTCTAATACTCGTTTCTCTCTTTCTCCAAGATAATAGAACTGCATTACTTGCGGTGCGGCTGCTACTTTTACAGAACCATCTCCGTGAATAACATCGTCTACGGAATAGAATGTATCTTTTAAGTATTTCTTACCATCACGCAGTTCGATTTTATAAACTGCTAATAACTTACCCATAGAGTACTTAGCAACCTCGTCTCCTGCCTCTAATATGGTAGGAATGAAATTGTCTTTGAAACTCTGTAAATCTCTAACGTACTTTTTCGCTTCATCTATCGTTCCGTCATCCTTCAATGCCTTATACTCTATCGCTTCAACCCAAGAATTTTCTCCGTGATGGTTAGGAATTTTCATATTGGTGTATCCCGATAGAATGTAATGATGAAATTTGTTCTGATATGTACGATTAATTTCTAGTTCCATCTTTATTCTTCTTTTATTGTTAACTTCTTCACCTTTTTCTCAGACTTTGGAACTGGGATAGGCTTTCTTGGACTTTCTCCGATTTCAGCTTCAGATTTATTCAATTCATCTTGATAAGCCTTTTCATTAATATCTTCCATACGCTAAATTATTATTTTACATTCAATATCTTGTTTAAATTGACTACCTTGAACGTATATAAGTTCAGCCTTAGCTCTCGTTATAGCTACATATTTCAAATTCTGTTCCTGCTCTAATTGCCATGGCTGCGTAGCAAATCTACTTGGAATTAATTCTGGACTTAAAAAAAATATTCTATCATTTTCCAATCCTTTAGCTTTATGAATAGTTGAAAGCAAGATACCCTTGACCTCATCACTGAAGATATTCTCTATAAGTTTCTTCAAATCTTTTACAGTATCTACTTCTATCATTAAGCATTGAATTACTTCTATCTTTTGCGATAGTACTTCCATTTTTGGATGAAGAGATGGATGCTTAACTCCTCTTTTTTGTAATTTTTTCAACAACTTATTCTTTTCAACATCTAGTAATACTGATAATCCTCTTAACGTTTTTGCTCCAGTCTTGGAAATTAAGCTCAATATCCCCTCTCCGATTTCCTTGCCTCGTATTTTACTTTTTATTTTATTTTTCATCAGCCAAAGATACGTTTGAACTAAAGGCTTTAAGTTGCGACATAAAATCCAATCTCCATACTCTAAATCTATAAGACTGCCATAGCGGACTATGCCGTTGATAGCGGTTTCTGAATATTGTATTTCAGGAACGATTTTCTGCGCTTCTCTGACGATATTCTTACCGCACCGATAACTTACGCTGAGAGGTAATTGTAAGGCTTGTCCGTTGATTTTAGATAGCTTTTCATAACTTTCCGCATCCGCTCCAGCAAATCCATATATTGCTTGACGTTCATCTCCTACTGTTACCAATCTACCTTTACGGCTCAATGCTTCTTTAATTATGGCTTGCTGAGCTAAGGAAAAATCTTGACTTTCATCGCAAAACACGTAATCATATTTTCTCAGTCTTATTGATGAATCAATGATAGGCATATAAATCATGTCCATAAAATCGAACTGAGATTTATCTCGTTTCATTAAATCAAATACCTTGAGAGCAACTTCGACTTCTAATTCACCAATAATCAAGTCATAATAATCCGCTAATCGATTCACCTCTTTAGGAGTAGGCTCTACTAAATTACAACGCATTAGGTCAACTAATTTCGGGATAATATAGAAGAACCAACCATGCTTCTTGACTTTTATCTTATCGTCATATTTTTTTAAGACTTTTTCGACTTTGCCGAAGCACTTATTTGGGTTCATTTTCACTCTTCTTCCATATCGACTCATTATTGCTCTCCAACCATAAGAGTGGATTGTCATAATCTCCACTCCATCCCTTGGTTCTGCTCTATCTTTCAACTCATCGACAATTGAATTATTGAAAGCAAGAAATAAGGCAGAACTATTCTCAGGTACATGCTTTAATAACTCTAACAATACTGTAGTTTTTCCTGAACCTGCTACGGCTGAAATGTTTATATTATCATTAGAGTTATCAAAAGCATCGTATATTGCTAACTGATACTTAGATGGTTTCATCTTTAAGAATTAGCTGAACCCCACTTAAACCATCGCACATTCTTACTAAACTCGCAACGAATTACCTTAGCATTGTTCACGAATTCATTAAAACGGCTAATCAAATTAGTCTTATCTAATTGTCCTCCATTCACTCGCATGAACTCCGTTATATTAATGCCGATTAAGGTGTTGAAATCTACGGACTGAGATGATGATGAAAAACTTTCCTCGAATTTATGAACTACAAAATAGAATGCCGTTCCGTCTTGATTAAAAATCTGAAGAATAGTGAAGCCATCCTCTATAAGAGTTTCAATGGCTTTTTGATAATTATTTAAATTTAATTCCATGATTAAAAAATACCTTTGGATTGATAAAATCTAATTACATCTTTCATCTTTTTCAGGCTTTTAGAATATTGCCCGTTTGAGATGTCTTTATTCTCTTTTAGAAACTCTGATGTCTTCTGTCCGTTTAGTCTGCTCTTTACTATTCGTCTATCAATTTCATCAAATCTTAAACTATCCATTAACGCTTCCATAGTATCAGGTTCATTATTATCGTGAAGCAACGGATGTACCACGGTCATAGCATCCGTTAATTCCACTCTAGCGTTCTTCAATTCTTTTTGATATTCTCTGTAAAAATTACGGCTTAGCGATTTATTGAAGTAATAATAAAAATTGTTTTTCTTCGTTATCTTGAATTTAGTCAAGCACTTATCAAACATGGTCCAGCAATCGGCTATTATCTCATCGTGAGTAGGTAATTTTACACAATCCGTGGCTCGCATAAGATTTTCATAATTACAAACATTCTTCTTAACAATATCTTTCATCATCTTAAAGATATACATCTTGTAACCCTGGATAGTTCTCTCTTTACGATGACCATAGCGTATTCTCATTATACAAGTGTTTATAAAAGTTACCTTGAAATGAAAATCTTTGTTGAATAGTCTGCTTTCTAAACTCTTCATAATCTCTGCTGTTAGTTAGTTTCTACTTGCCTAAATTTTTCATTTCAGTCATAGCTTTATTCATCAGGTGTTCTTTACGCTCTTGAACCTCTTTTTTGAAATGTTCGTGGCTACGTTGCTTTAGTATTTCTTTTTGCTCTTCTTTAGAAGCCATTGTAAATCTACCGATATACTGATGCTTTTCTGATAGTGGAATATCTTCAGCTGGGTTGATATACTCTCTTTCCTTACCGCAGCAAGGACAATTTAAGTGCGCTCCTACTAGTTTGCCGTCATGATAATAAAACTGCTCGCTTGTTATAAAATCTTCTTTGCCGTTTTTACAGCATTCAGGATTGTGACAAATATATGATATCATAATAATTAGGTTATTTTTCGTTTTCAATTCCGTATTTAGTTATTAGCAATGCGTCTGATGTTGCTAAGGTAATTTTACCAACGCTAGGAAACAGCTGCTGTGCTCTAGCTTTTAACTTATTTTTCCATTCAGTTTTAGATTTCTTACCCCTACTACCAAGAGACAAAAATTTCTGCCATTTTTGCGGCAGAACTTCATTAGTAGGTATCTTACAACACAATAGAGCCATTTCAATCCAGCCAAAACCTTGACCAAAATTAAACATTGCGCTACCGCCCATACCTGGTAAACCGCCTACTTTTTCTAAATAACAAACTGAATTAAATTGGTAAATCCGCAGGAATGATAACAACTCCTGCGGTGTCGGTGGCATTACTGTCACTTCTATTACCTTGTTTCTTGTTAGTGAGTAAACAACTATGCCTCCTGCTTTTCCTGGGTCTATTCCTATGACCTTGCGGTCTTTAAAGAATTTTATCCTATCTTTATTTTCCATATATAAAATAAGTTTATCAAATTGAACTTATTTTATACTAACTCTGAATGAATTTTAATTCATAAATCTCGCTACCTTATTCTCTTTAACCACCATAAGTCTATTATTAGACTGGAACTCCGATGAAACGTTCTGTGTAATCATAAGAACTGTTACACCTACATTCTCTAATATTCTAATCATATTTTCTTGTCCCTTAGCGTCTACTCCGTGAAAAGTCTCATCAAGTAGAAGCATATCAAGTCCTTTTCCATCAGAAGACATATTTATGAGATGTTGAATACCTAACACTCCTGCTAAAGATACTCTTCCACGTTCACCGCCAGAACACCCCATAAATACAGTACTATCCATTCCATTATCTAGAACTCTAACATCAATCTTCTCTCGCACGCTTCCGTCTTTCAATATCTTATATCCGTTTATTTCAACACTGAGATTAGAATGAAACTTTCTGAGATATGAATTTGTGATACCCTCTATGATACTGACCGCTCTATTAGCTAAGTAAGTACTGAAGCCATTCTTACCCATATAATAAATCCAATAGTCAATCATATCAGATTTATCTTGGATTTCAGTTTGCTTCTTTTCTAGTTCCTTAACTTCATCCTCTTGCTCCTTTAATTTCGTTTTTAGCTCCTTTAAAATTTTAATGCTACGACTCTCTTTTTTGATATGCTCTATATCTTTATTCAGTTTAACTATCTTCTCGTTAGCATCGCTTATTTCGTCCTGCTCACGCTTTATCTTACGATTGTAAGCACTTTCCTCACTCTCTATATCAGATACCTGTTCTTGAGCTTCCTCTGCCTTTGAAATTACTTCGTCTAACTTCGTTATCTTGAGTTGCTTTTTAGCTATTATTGAATTAAGTTCTTCGATGAGTGCTTTTGTCTCTTCTCTAGTCTTTACCGCTTCATCATAAGTAAGGTCTAAATCAGAATCAAGAATAAACTTATGTTTACAATTAGGACACTCTACAACTCCGTCTATTTCCTGATTCAATTGACGTACTATCTTCTTAGCTTCCGATACTTCATCGCTTAATGAATCAATTTTCTTGCGTATCTTCTTACGCTTTTCACGTTTCTCACTAACATCTACCCCAGCACCCTCAATAGCTTCTTTATCCTTCTTGAGTTGAGATAACTTTTTTTGATAGTTTTTTATCCTTTCCTTACTTTGCTTAATTTCGTCTTCAGCTTCTGATATACTCTCTTCACGCTTAGATATTTCGTAATCATCACTCAAGGTCTTAACTTGGATTATTTGTTCCTTGATAAACTCTATCTTTTCTTGAGCTGAAACTAAATCACTTTCAACTTCCATAGCTTCAACATTAACATTCTTCTTATCCTCGCTTAACTTCTGTAAAATAGGATTTATCATGTCTGCTGAAGTGATACGATTTAATACTTCTTTCTTTTCGACGTCACCAGCCTTGAAGAATGTGTAACTATTATCTTGACTAATGATAAAATATCTAAGCAAGTCATCTCTAGTTATACCGATGACTTCAAAAACATACTTATTGGCTTCATTTACTGACGTTATCTGCTTATTTTGTACTCCGTTCTCCCATATCGCTATTTTAGCCGATTTACTACCACGAAAAAACCTACGTTCAATCTTCAAGCTCTTCTTAGATACTTCATTATAAAGTTCAAAACCAACATAACATTCTTCAGCAGAACGATTAATGAATAATTCCTTATCTAAATCTCTCAAGGACTTATTAGTCAAGGCTATTGCGATAGCTTCAAATAAAGTACTCTTTCCTGCTCCGTTATTATCGCAATCTTCAGCATCTTTATTCTCACCAAAGATAACAGTACAAATTCCATTCTTAAACTCATAGGCGGAATTAACGTGAGCAAATAAATTTTGAAATTCTATTCTCTTAGGGTGCCACATATTATTACAATTCTTTAATTAGGTTCATACCATATTTAAGTTTATTACCCTTGATATTATTTTCAGAGCAAAAACGTATAAAATCTTTCATTATCGTTTTCTTATCGTAACACAAAGCATCTTCGGCTATTGAATTATCAACTGCTTCTTTTTCTTCTATGCTTTCAAATTTACAGTCAATTCCTGCCTTTGAAAGTTCCGTTACGTTTACTTTATTAGCTTCTGCTTTTGAACCCCTAAAAACGATGCGAATATGGTTGTATTGCTCTCCCTGATATTTCTCTATTAAAGCACGAATAGTTTCAGTATCATTTACATCTACTGTCTCTTTGATGTATTTTGGAAAACGACTTGGAACGTGCTTAATGCTTCCGTCATCAAATATTACTGTGAAACCTTTGTCTTTGATAGTTTCTCCGTAATTACCTTGATAAGCTGAACCCGTGTAATATACGTTATCACCTAACTTACTTGCATTATGATAATGACCTACTAAAACTTTAGTATATTTAGCAAACATAGATGGTTTAATGCTGGAACTTACCTCACTGCCATCGTTGTTACGAACCCCGTCAAAACCGCTATGAGTTACAAGAAAACAAGGAGTATCTTTTTTAACATCTCCCTCTCTATAATAATCCCACATAGCATCATCCGCTTTCTTAAACTCTTCCAACCATTTCCCGTCAGAATAGTAAGGAACAAACACAAAGGGACAACCGCCTATTATCGTTGACTCTGCTTCTCTATGAAGATGAATACCTGGATAAGAATATACATCAAGATAACTACGCTCATCGTCAGCATCTGTCTTATCGTGATTACCTGGAATAATGTCTAAAAATATATTATTTTCTTTCAAGATATCAAGTATTTCCTTCCAATCAGTAAGACATATCATCGGTTGGGCACTACGATTGGTGAAAATATCTCCACCACAAATTATTTGATTGGTAGAGAAATCGTTACACACTTGGATAAGTTGACGAAATATATCTTTGACTAATTTTCCATTATCCTTATCCAAGTGTACGTCATTAACCAATATTGCTATTGCTTCTTTTTTCATTATAAGGATTTATTGTATTTTCTATAAAAACCTTGTTTCATAAATAACACTTTATATTGATTTTGCTTAACCCTCTTCGTCATCCTCTTCATCATCTCCATTAGCATAAGACTTTTTAAGTTTCATAAGGTCTTTCTGCATTGATGACTTGATTTTAGCATGTAAAATGCCTATATACTTATTATGTTCTGTATATAACTTGAAGAACTCTCTTGGACTACTCCACTTTAACTTTCCATTCATGAAGCTAATTTTCTTAGCACCCTCTTTTTTTAAAATACCAGTTTCAAGAGCATAGTCTATATCATCATCTGATAAGATGATTCCATAGCCTAATAAGATACGTATATCAGTCTTTTTACGACTTCCAAAATCGTTCTTAACTACCTTCACCTCAGTAATTTGTGCAACTTCTTCATCATCTATTTTAATATGTCCTTTTAACTTCATTGAAATCCTAATTGTCGGCAAAAGTTCCACCCATTCACCGCCAGTAGACTTTCGTACTGCCACACCCATACCACCGATAGTTTCATACTGGTGATTTAGCATAACAAAGTGAATATCTCTAGCATACATCTCTCCCATAATAAACTTAGCGAACATCTTAGCAGATTTAGCAAACGCACCAACCTTTTCATGCTTCAAGTCTCCTATATCGTCTCCACGTTCAAACTTCTTAGATAGCGTTTCAGTATTTTCTTCCATGGTATCTAATTCTGACTTACTAAGAGTAGCTCCGATGCTATCCCAGAGAAAAAAGAACTTAGGTTTGCCTAAATTTTCTTCCTTGAATAAGTTATCAACATCTTCTAATAGCTTCTTAACCATCATAAACATCTTCTCAACATATCGTATCTTGATAATGATAATACGGCTAACATCAATGCCTAACTGAAGAGCATAGTCCTTATTATCTCGATTTTCTGACGATAGTATAACAGCAACTCCATTTTCAGGATTTTCTTTAAGAAATGATTTCATAGCCATAAGGCCAAGCGTTGTTTTACCGCTTCTGCTCTTTCCTGCTATCTCGATAATACCAGTAGGCAATCCAAATGTCCTGAGATTGTAATCTAAAGTAGGACTACCAGTATGACACCAACTATGAACTTCCTTGAATCCGTCTTTATCAGAAAATTTAATAACATCTTCATTATTAAATCGCTTCACAATAGAGTCAATAATATTTTTCTTCATCTTACTATTATGGATTAAAAAAGCCAAGCTTGATTTACAATTATCAAGGCTTGGCTAATTATCGTTACAAAATTACTTTCTCAACTTTTTACGAATATCAGCAAGTGATATCTTTGCCTTTGGTTCCTCTTCTTCGTCATCCTCGTCATCGTCATCATCTTCAGCATCAGGCTCTTCAGTAGCTTCAGCTTTACGAATAGCTTCACGAATGTCGTCATCTTCCATAGACTTTTTAACAGATATGTCAAGACTATGCTCCTTGATATAAGATTTCAATTCCTTTCTATCCATATCATCAAACTTGTCTCCATCTTCACTTTCCTCTTCATCCTCATCGTCCTCAGAGTCATCATTATCTTCATCCTCGTCATCTTCTTCTTCTTCCTCTACCTTAGCAGACTTTTTAGATGACTTCTTAGGCTTTTCTTCCTCTTCTTCCTCATCGTCAGTATCGGTATCTTCATCGTCTTCATCGTCAACCTCTACTTTCTTAGTCACTTTCTTAGTTGCCTTTTTCTTAGGCTTCTCTTCATCGTCTTCATCGGCATCGTATTGAGCCTTAATTTCTTCTACATGCTCCAACCAATCGTCATCGTCAAACAAGCCCATATCATTTTCTTCATCGAAAATCTGTAACCCCTCTAAGGCACGATTGAACTCATTAATTCCGTACTTAGGTAGAATTTCATTCAAAGGCTTCAAGCTTGAGAAATATTCCAACTCTTCGTCAGTCAAAGGTCGGGTCACAGTCTCTTTCTTCTTACCCTGCTTAGCAAAGTCAACCTCATAAAAGTTCTCACCTTTTTTCTTGTTTGGATTTTTGAGATACTTAGCTGTAATTACCAAACCATCATCTGGGTCAGTAAATGGGTCTGTTTCGATTACATCATCCTCATCCTCGTCAAAGGTAAGTTTATTCAGGGCATCACGCACCATTTTCTTAAACTCCCATATCTTAGCACGCAACTCACAACCCTCTTCTACCTTATCAGCATAGCAAAGCCAAGAGAACTGAGGATTAAGTGAATTACTCTTTGGACCACTACCTACCAAGGCTTCAATCTTATCAGCATCATTACCCCACTTCTTCTTAGCCCACTTAACGTACTCATCAACAAGGTCATATTTAGTACCACCATGAGCCCTAGAGTCAAGAACTGTACCACGATGACGTTGTCCGTCATTACCATCAAAAGACAACCAATAGCACTTCTTACTAATGTAGAATGTATCTACTCCTGGATGGGCAGGGAAAATGCGGATTTTTAATGCCTTTCCATCTTCAAGATTCAAATACTCATTAGAACTAACTCCAACCATAGCGTCATCTGTACTAACAGCCTTTTTTAAAGACTTCAAAGATGTCGCTTTAAACTGCGAACGCAGTGAATTACCTTTTGTCATAATATTTAAAATATGTAAAATTATTATTTATTGAATTGCTCGTTTTGCTTTTTTAATAACTATGCCGTTTATCCTACCCTCTAAAATTCCATCAGGAATTTCACTATTCTGAATGGTAAGAGACAACTTATCTAACTTTGCACTTTTATCTTTTGCACTCCAAAAAGCGGAATTAAGATAATCACGGATTTTTTGCGACTCAATGTATTTCTTCTTCATCGCTTGATAACCCTTATCTTGAATAACAGCTGAGTTTAAAGCATCGATAGTAGGGTTTTTACCACCTGTCGCTTCCATTAACTTGACTCTCATTCTCTCCTTACACTTAGCTTCATAAACATCAAGAGTGAGTTTAGTTTCAGCTACATTACTTTCAGCGTCAGCTAGAAGCAAACCAAATCTATTCACAATAATCGGGAATGTAATAATTTCTCCCATCAAATTAGAATAGTCTATTTTCAACAAACTATCTAAATCAATATCATCGTCAAACTCATCGTACTTCAGTACAAAGGTTTCATTACCTACGTTGATAACTTTTTTCATAATTAAACTTTCGGCTCATTGCCGTTTAAATCATTTGTTCTAATTCTACGAACAACCTCAAAAAGAGCGTAATGACACATTTTAAATAAATCTATCAACAAACCGCTCTTTCGGCTACCCTTAGTAATATAACGCTGAAGATAGCGAGACACTTGGTATTGATTAACATATTTACCACCCTCAGGGTCATAGAGTTGTTTCTTGGTATCAATACCTTTCTCGATACCCTTAGCATACTTATCGGCATAAGTTCCGTGAACATGGTCTACGAGCATTACGATAGCCTCAACCATTTCAGGCTCTTTAGCATTTATTTCCAACAACTTATCTTCTAATTCCTTAATTTTAACAGAATTAGGTTTAACATTTATTTCACTCATTTGTTTGTATAATTTATTAAATAATTTAACGATGAATAATCTATTTTCGTGTTTAAATCTTTAAAATTAGATTTCAACATGTCGATAACAGCTTGAGATGCCTTACTAAGATTTTTAATACAATAGTCATAAGTAGGTTGGAAAGCGACATTTCCAAGGCTTAATTCACGTTCAACGTAAAACTGTAAGGCTAACCAATCGCATAGCTTTACAAGTACTTTGACATGCTTTTCAGGCTCTCCTATTTGGGTACGAATTAACTTAGCACCAGCGGTATTTTCTCCGAAATTCTCATCGGCAAGATAATGACTAAGATTATCTAATTGTTCTCTGATTTTCACTCCATTATAAGGATTGTACTTGGTAGTATGAGATATATCTCTACGAATTAACGCTTCATCCCAATCATGGAATAACGCTAAAGTAACTACCTTGAGTTTGTAATCGTTCACTACTGCGCTATTAGAGTTAAACTCTCCGAATATATCTTCAAGGATAATTCTAGCAAAAATAGCAACCTTATACGAATGTTGAGCTACGCTTTCTTTCTTGAAAACATCTTGCTCCTGCCACTGGATGATGTTATCTAATCTCTTCAGATAATCACCCTTAAAAATCTTTTCAATCATATTTACAATTTTATTACTTACTATCTTTTAGAGCGTCCGTATTTTTCTTCAGCTCTGCTTAATTTAAACTTTGATTGCCCGATTACATATAATCTACTTCTATCATTGCTGTAAATCGTCTTTTGGTTCCTGAATTTATCCTTACCAACAACTCCGCTTACCGCTATCATACATCCCTTATATTCCTCTATTTCATCCTTGTAACGTTCATAAGTATCTGGCCACATTAAGATAGGAATAATAGTATTATTACAGTCTATATTAAGTGTACCCATCGTACCACTCTTGATATTATTTTCTCTGTAAAAAATAAACTTACCTGCTACAGTTACTTCCTTACCTTCTTTAGCATTTAGAAAACCTAAATCATTAACGTATAATCCAGCAATTCTTTTATTCGGTACAGCATCACGAATATAAGTTTCATAATCTATCTCACCAAAACCAGTTAATCGTTTTTGCTCCATAATCCAAAAAGCATTAGTTTGAGCGTCATTAGTAAGATATTCGTCAGGCAAGGATTTGTCACCCTTTATGTCTATAAGATACTTTTCAAGTAACTTCTTACGCTCTCGTGGCTGTTTAATCTCTTCTATTAAATCAAATGCGCCTGCTACGATTAATGCCTTGATGTTACTCTTATTTACCTTAGATGGAACTCTCTCTACAAACTCGTCAATTGAAAAGAACTCTCCACCCTCGTTTCGCACTTCAATAATCTTTTGAGCTGCTACTTCTCCTACTCCCTTAATCTTATTCAATGAATAGAAAATTCGTCCATTCTCCGCATCACACTCAAATCCTAACTTAGAAAAATTAACATCAGGTGGTCTTACCTCTACATCAACTCCAGTCTTTTTAATTTCAGCCAGTCGGTATGGTATTTCGCTCTCTTTAGCTTCCTGAAGAGAAATCGTCCAAAACTCCAGGGGATAATTTACCTTAAACCATTGTGACCAATAAGACATAACGGAATAAGCAGCGGCATGAGACTTGTTGAAAGAATAGCTACTAAAAGCATTCATCTTATCCCAAATAATATGAGCTTCTGCCTCAGGACAACCATTCTTTATAGCACCTGCTATAAATCTATCTCCTAACTCGTTCAATTGCTTATGCATCTTCTTTTTGATGTATTTACGAGCATTCTCCGCTTCGATAAGAGACAAACCACCTAATTGGTGTATGATAGACATCATCTGCTCCTGATACACCAATAATGAATACGTTTCTTCAGTTATGTTCTTGATACCATAATCGTACTTTGGTTTTTTCTTTCCGTTCTTAATGTCAGCAAAATCCTGGTGCGCATTACTCTCCATTGGACCTGGTCTAAATAAAGCAGTCATAGCAATAAGGTCTGACAATGCGGTAGGTTTAACTTGACGACAATAATTCATTAAACCAGTTGTACCAAACTGAAAAACATCTTCACACCATCCTCTACGAAAATACTTAAATACTTCTTTATCATCAAAAGGAATTTTATTAACATTGATAGTTATTCCTTTATTCCTTTTTATCAAGTCCATTATTCCGTGAAACTTAGTTAGCTGCGATAAACCAAGAATATCCTCTTTCAAGAACAACGAACTTTCGGTGTATTTGCCTTCCCATTCCGATACTAAAATACCATCAATCTTCTTCACTGGCATTAAGTTAAATACATTTGTTTTCTTTCCCTCTGCGTTATTCTTTGGAACGATAATTAAAGCTGATGGGTGAATACTCTCCGCCTTAGGAACCATCATAGCATATTTCGTCATATGTACGATTTCAGGATATTCTTGAACAAACTTATAGAGTAACTTCGATTTACTAGCATACTCAATAAGGTCTCCCCAAGTGTATTCTATTTGATCGTCAATATCTTTAGTCAGCTTATTAGTCAAGTCAAACGGCAATCCTTTAACCTTTGCGAAATCCTTTATGCAAGTTTTCAACTTCATTCGGGTGTAAGTACCCACTGAACAAGAATAAGCATAGCCGTACTTGTTTTTTATGTATTCCTTGACCTTATCTCTGCCGAATGGTTCAAAATCCAAATCAACATCAGGTAAATCTTTATAAAAACTAGTAACTCTAACATTCTTTACTTTCATCGTATGATACGTTTTACATCAATATCTATTTCATTCCAATCTACTTCTTTAGAAGCATAAATTTCACCACCACCTACTAATGGAATATTATCACCATCATGAAATTCTAACTCACTTCCGTCCTCCATTGTAAGATGATAAGCGTGGTGCGCAGAAACACGGCTTGCATTCAAAAAACGCTCAAAATATAAAGCATAAGGTATCGGGTCAATCTGCGTAATATCTAGACAATATGCTACTAAACTACCACATACGGAACCACGACCTGGACCAACCATAATATTCTGTGTTTTACACCAATTTATTACATCCCATAGAATTAAAAAGTATGAAGCTAAATCGTTTGGAACTATAAGATTACATTCTACTTCAATACGCTTCATATACTCATCTATATTCTTCACCTTACCAACTAGCTTCTTTTGAATACCTTTTTCTAATAAGTCAAAGAATAATGCTTCAGGGTCATCTACTTCAAACTTTGGTATCTTACGTTCTGAGGTGTCTAGATTAAATGTCACGTTATCAGTTAAAACTACTGTATTTTGCATTCCCTCTACGATTACCTCAAATAATGGCTCTACTTCGTCAAACCATTCTTCATATGCTTCTAAAGTTTCTTGGGTGCTTTTGAAATATTGGTTTTCTGCTTCTGGATTTACTTTACCATTAATCTTATTCAATAAACCCTTTAGCTCATGTTCTTCTTTGTCTAGATAATAACTATCATTAATCAAAATAGGTTGAACCTTTTTATGAAAATCCTTTATATATCTATCAATATGATTTAAATGTTCCTTGAATAAGGTCTTTGATGTATATTCTACTGTATCTATCTGATAATAGACTTTATCAAAAGCATTCTTATACTTCTTCAACAATATTCTAGCTTCTTTATCATTACCTTTATCAATAAGGTAGTTGAATTCGCTTTCTTTTGGGATTACAGCCGTTAAACCCTTTCCTCTGGTAAGTAGTTCCTCATTAGGAATAAAACCGCTGTAATCCACGTTTATTCTCTTGCTGATGTATAATAAATTCTCCCACCCCTCATCGGTATTAACATATAACTTCAAGTCAAAGGTCTCTTGGATATCATTATCCTTGTTATAATTCCTCGCTACAGTTACAGTTTCACCGATAATAGCTTTCATTCCTTTTTTATCGCAAGTGGCTTTAAATGAAAGTGTGCTAGCTAAAACATTCTTATTACATACTCCTATCGCCTTGAAACCTAAAAATTTTGCTTTGGTACCCCAAAGTTCACATGCTCCACTTCCATTCATCATTTCGTATTCATCATGTATACCTAAATGAACGAAATCCATAATATATTCTTCAGAACATTTACCAATATACTTAAAATCCAAGAACTCAGGCTTGTAGATAATTTCATTATATTTATTTCTGTCTTGCTTTAACCCTGAATAATAGAACTTCGTACCAAACTCAAAGAGTATATAATTAACTTTCTTTTCGTCTAATATCTCAAACTCTTCATCTGACAAAATAAATCCGAAATCCTCGTCAATAATATTGCCATCAAACGGATGTATGTATAAAAAGTCTCCAACTCCGTCTAAGGTAATAATATCCGCACCCCCAATAGAAGATGCGGACACTACTAATTTGTTTTCTTCTACCCATTTCTTTAAGGTATCAGTCATAGCTTACAATTTACCGATATAATTATTTTTTGAACTATAATTAGGTATCTTAGCAGCAAAGAAATTAAGAGCTAAAGCGTATACATCCCAACCCTCAACATACTCCTTATCACTAACAACCTCAATCTTAGCTAACGCTGCTACAGCTGCCTTAATCTTAGCTGACTTTACTTCATGTTCTTCATTACCGCTAATAGAAGCTAATTCAGCCTTGTATTCCAAGTAAATTTTAAGGTACTGGTAAGCGTACCACAAATATGTAGAAAACTCCTGCAATGCCTTTATTTCGTCTCCGTTGTCGCTTTTTCCTATAGCTACCTCAGTAAGATTACCGATGATTAAATTTAAGAAATAATCTATTTCACGCAAACGATTTCCTGCAATATCGTGTGTAAAGTTAAAATCAATCTTTTTCTCTTCTACGAAATCATAAAGACTATGCCCCATTCCTAATCTATCATATTCAGCATCCATCTTAGGAGCAATCTTATTCCATTCATAGATATGAAGACTTTGAGAGTTATGAGTTTGAGTACCTAACTCAATACCTAAACAAGCGGCAATCATTTCCGTTACGAAACTGAACTGAAATACATTAGTTGGTAAACCCCAATGTAAATCATTACTACGATTTTGAATAGTAGTTACTAACTTACCATCACGGATTTTTAACATAACCATATCATTACAAGGTATATCCTTAGTCTTAGTTCCAAGGTCAAAGTCAGGGTTCCAAATAGTCAATACAACCTGACGTGTATTAGGATTAGCTGCGAAAATCTTAATAGCATCCGCTACCTGATCATAACCCTGAGCTGCATGCATATTCTCTTCTATGAACTTGTCTTCAGTACGAACTCCCCAATGACGCAAGCGAAATCCGTATGGAGCATGAAATACTTTTCCGTCATCGCTGAAGTCAGCCATTCTTTTATTAAAGAACGTCAAGAAGCGAACATCCTTATGACCAGTAAAAATCCACATAGCTTCAGCAAGTAAAAAGAATACATTCTCATTACGACAGTAACCTCCTGAAAGTCTACGATAAGGATTTTCAATCATAGTCTTAACGTTCAGCATTTCCTTAACCTTACCATCTCTACTTTCCTGCCACTCTTCGTGGTTATAAATCCAATTGTTTACAATTGGATAAAGTTTTGAAAAATCCTGAGCGTGAATCACTCCAAAAGCTGGGATAAAAACATCTTTCGTGAAATCCAAATTTTCCATATTATTTTCTTTTCTTTTTTAATTAAATTCTTACGATAATAGAAACGTTGTATGCTAAAAAGAAAGGGATGTTCTTTATGAACATCCCCCAATCTTTTATTTATGTATTTTACGGCAGAAATTATTTTTTAGACTTCTTAGTAGACTTTTTCTTAGGTTTCTCTTCCTCTTCATCCTCTTCTTCCTCATCTTCATCCTCAGGCTCCTCTACTTTTTTAGCGGACTTTTTAGATGACTTCTTGAGGCTGTCTTCCATCTTCTTGCGGTTGTCACCTAACTTCTTATCAATCTTATTTACCAAGCCAATAATATAATCAAATACCTGTTTGATAATCTCAATTGCTTCGTCAAAGGTAATTTCCTTAATGAATGGAGCACCATTCCAGCAGGTTTCAAAGTCAATATCATTCTCTTCTAAAATCTCTGTTTTCTTATTAAGAATAGGGAAATAGAGATTACAAGTCAAAGTCTCCTTACCATCAATGTTCTTTAGAGTACAATTCTCGATAAGAACCAACGCACGATTAGAATTTTTACCCCTATTCTTAATGTTTACACCAGCAGTAGTAAGCCATGCATAAACATAATCCTTAGGGTCAAAGAGTTCATGTAAAGGTTTGAAATACTTCTGGTCATCCTCATTACCCTTTGGGTTCAACTTAACACCACGCTTAGATGCTTGCTTCTTAACAGCTGGTTTCTTAGCATCTTTTTTCTCTACCTTAGCGGTAGCCTTTTTAGCAGGCTTTTTCTTAGGTTGTTCCTCTTCTTCCTCTTCTTCCTCATCTTCCTCTTCATCGTCTTCATCGACATCTTCTTCATCATCAGAGTCATCTGAGTCCTCATCGTCCTCTTCTTCTTCTGCCTCATCAGCGAGTTCGTCTGCCTCTTCATCCTCAGACTTTTCATCTTCGATGTCAATATCCTCATCGCCAAAACTCTCAGCCATCTCAATCAGACTATCGGTATCTTCTTCTTCCATACCCTCAATACCCTGCTTATTCAAGAAATCAAGCAACTGCTCACGAGCGTCATCCTCGTTCTTAGCTTTAATACCGACTGTCTTCAATCTCTTAACCATTTGGTCTGATAACTTCTTTGCCATAATTTTTACAATTTAAAAAATTAACAATTTATATTTACTTTAATTACTTAATCATCAAAACTATAAGTTTCAAAGATATGATTAGCTTGTCGCAATTCGTTTCCATATTTCTTAATAAGAAACGTTTTTTGCAATTCTACTATATCTGCTGCTCCGAAAGGTTCATCACCATCTGCAATTACCGCTTTCTTTTGAGCTTTTTCCTTGCTACTGCTAAAATAAACTCTGTTGAGAAAATTCATATTATAACCTCGCAAGTAGAGTGAAAATATTGCTCGCTCTTTTCCTCTTAAACCCTCCAATAGATTTATTCCATGAACGATAAACTTATTATGGTTAGTATCTATCTTGGAATCATTGGTGGTGCCGAAATCGTAATTTATATCATCAATTCTTAACTTATGGTTTTCTTTAGAAATATATTTCATGAAATCTCTAGACTTATTAGAGCATGCAGCTTCTAAATAGTATCGAATAGGAACTGGTTTTGCAGCCTCACCTCTTCTGTATTTAAGACATCTGCGACCATAAGCCTTAATTGATGTAAAAATCTTCAATTTAAACTCTTGAACCAAGTCCTCGTATTCATACGAAAGTTCCTCATATGAGAATATCTTAGAAGCGTACTTTTTCGCAAGGTATTCATACCTTTCATATAGTACTTCCGACATTTTACGTTGTTTGCTCATAGTAACGATAAACAATTTTAATTACAATTACGCTACGAAAGTACTGTTTTTTTCTCAAACGGCAAAATTTTTTCCAAGAAAAATGGCTTAATTACCATAAAATTTTTTATTTTTACTATAAAAATGGTGATTAAGCCAATCTTTTTCTTATTGAACCTGGAATTATAGTATTCTGCTTATCAACTCCGTTTTTACCTCAAATTTCTCGTTATTACATGCTGAATGCAATACTGCTGAAGTTCCGTTGATTTTTTCCAATATGTAAATATCTCCATTATATGAAAATTCATTTCCACTGGTAAAATAATTACTCTTATCGGTATCAGTCATTTCAAACTTAGGCTTTCCATTTGAGTCAAAAAGAATGCTTCGCAAATAACAATGTTTCTCTTCGTTATTAAATATACTCTTTAAACCATTGCGCTTTGCGATTTCTTCTATTTTTTGCTTTTTGAATCCCATTACTCTTTTCCAATAAGCCTTATCTTTGGGATTGTAATATATTTTTCTACGAAATTCTGCTATTAAATATTCCTTTTGAATCTGCAAGAAATATTCTGCTGTTGATAAATTTCGTGTAGATTTCCTTTCTGTCATAATTACGATATTTATGAAAATCTTATATCTGTAATTGATGACCTTGAAATTATCTTCTTATCCTACCGACTACGTTGGTTTGGAAATTATCTATGTCCATTGGATTAGAGAAAATTTGAAGAACTTGACTTTCATTGCAATCACCTAAATCTTTTTCAAGCATACATACGCAAGCGTACACGTTAAAATAGGACTTTAATTCAGCTCCATATTTTTTAATCTCCTTCAGCGCATCGTAATCCCAAGATATAATAACATTTCTAACATGCTTATTGATTAGCTTTTGAATTTGCTCTTGAGAAATCTTTTTGCCGAAAGTAGATACACACTTGATATCATCACTGTCTAAAAGATGAAGATATTCGTCTACACGAAATTTATCAAAGATACCCTCAGTAATTATTACAGTATCAGTTTTATCCTTAATAATATCGTCATATCCATATAGTAAACAACTGAAATCAGTGTTTAATGAATTATTATAACGTAACTTATCATCAGGAACTTTCTTTGCCGCATATCGTCCTAAAAATCCTCTTATTTCACCATTATCGTATATCGGTACAAGAATATAATTTTCATATCGGTACATTAGGTCAGTAGTACCTAAACGAAAATGCTTGATGAACTTTTTAGATACCTTTCTGCTCTTTAGATATTCATTGAAATAATCTACTTTAAAACCAACAGGCATCTTAACAATCGGCAATTCCTTTAATTCGATTGTTTCTTGCTCCCATTGCTCTTTTAATTCCGTTCTGATAGACTTTATCGTATCAGTAAATTTAACGCTAGTATTACCAATTAAATAAGTCTTATCTAACTGACGTAATAATTTATATACATTTCCAGCAGTCCAGCATTTTTTACACTCAAAGACTTGGGTACGCTTATCTATATACAAATGGTTTTCCTTACCACAGAATGGACAATCGCAAATATATTGTCCACTCCGTGTTTCTTTATTGACCTTGATACTATCTCTAAGGTCTGCGTCTGATATGGTAAGACTTTTAGCCATAATTAGTCATCATCTTCTTCATCCCAATCCATTGAAAGTGTTCTGCGTCTATCATAAAAACGGCTATAAGCGAAATTGTTACAAATATGAATAATCGCATCACCTGCATGCTCTCTCGCCTTATCAACATATATACGCATAAACCCCTCTTTACGCTCATCAATCGTATTATTAAGCGTAAAAACATAGTCAAAAGGTCTAGCTTTACCCTTATCCTCATTCAAGTTACTTCTAGTAATAACGAACTCAGGGTCATTACGTTCTTCAGGTGAAATATCGTTAGTTTGGGTAGCAGTATGGACCACTGCATTAAACTCCATAGCAAGAGTTTTCATACCTTTAGCGAGTTTCTGCTGACGGTGACGTTCATCTCCTGGTCCATACTTTATTCCATCTCCTACCTCTAATAATTCAAGATAGTCAATAACGATACAACCAATCTTTCCGTACTTCTTTTCAATTTCTTTGCAATGCCTACGAACATCTACTAAAGACATACCACCCCATTCTTCACAAGAGAATACAAAAATATCGTTCTTTTGCAACCTTCGAATTACTCGATTAGCAACTTCAATCTTTTTAGCAGTCATCTCTCCTACTTTCATATCGGAATAAAGCGTACCAGTCCAAGCGGCATCATATCGGTTTAGACATTGCTCCTTGGTACCCTCTAACTGAAAATGTACTGTTAAATTACCTTGACGTGAAGCAGAAATACCTAAATGAATAAGACACTGAGTTTTACCAGCACCTGAGGCTCCTAACCATAGAGCTGCTTCGCCAGTCTCTACGCCACCATTCGTACCGCCTAACGCATAATCCAATTCATCAATACAAGTAGGTATAATGTATCTAAAATTATTCTCTCCGCTTCTTCTAGCAACCATACGCTTATTGAAGTCTCCAAATACTCTTTCAGAACTTCCGTCAATAATGGAAAACTTCTCCATTTCAGCTGCTAACTTAATAAATAAGGAATATGCTGCATCCTTATCCCCTCTATTATAAATTTCTACTAACTTATCATTAGAGTCAAGGAACATCATTTGCTTTAGATATTCTTGAAAAGTAGACAAGATTGAATTATGTGCTTCAGTTGTATCCTCTACTTCTACATCTTCAATTTCTTCTATTAAATCAAGAACCTTTTCATTATTAATGAACTTCTGCTGAAGCTGACCTATGGTGGCTATTCGACCAGTTCTATCATAATTACGACTAATGAACTGCCATAACTTCTTCTGCGGCTCTTCTTGAAGATATGAAAATTTGAGATAAGCCTTAACAATCTCAAATGTATTTCTACGATTAAGAGCATAAGACATTAACTCAACAATGAAATTATTTGCTAATTTATCTGAAATCATTTTACTTAATAACCTCTTTTTTTATAGATTTTTGGATATTGTCTTTTAAGTTCATCTTTACATTCATTCTTAAATTTACATGAAGCACACAAGGAACTTTTATGAAAATATAAGCTAGTGTTAGCTATACACCACGCTAATCCTCGATTAGTGTTATGATACTTATCTTTAGCTGTTTCTTCTGCCTCACGTACTTCTAATATTAACTCTGGAATAAGGGATTTATGATGTATCTTTATATCAAATTCCTGCTTCAAATTATCTCGCACTATCTTAGCTGATATAGCTGGATGAAGATTATTCCAACGCTTTATCATAGCCTTATTGAATATATTTAGAAACAGGCATTTATCTAACTTCACATCTCTATTTCCCTCAATAAACCAATAATTCAAACCAAACTCTATGAACTTACGGATATAATCTTCACCGATATTTACATTTTGATATTGATGAGCAAAATAATCCCAGTTAGCAAAATCGGTGTTAGAACATCTGTATCTAATTTTTCTACCCCGTAACTGAGATAATAAGTCAACGAATGTATCTACTGCGTAATGATATAATTTTCGACTATTATTCATAACCTAAACCATTTCTTCATCCAATGTTCTAGTGTTTCCATTGCATCGGCTGAGGATGTATCTATAATGCCTACATTATCCTCGCCTACGGCTTCCACATAGGTATTTAATCGTGTTTCGGAATGTTCAGAAAAATAAGCATCATATACATCTATGAAATCAATAATCAAACTTCTATCTTTCTTATCAGTTGCTGCAATAACACGTCCTTTTTTTTGGATAGTATTAGCATCCTCTACCCCATCGTCAACGTTGATAAGTATCTGCGCTTCAGGCAGTGTCACTCCTTTTTTGAAAATATTAGAAGCTAATAGTACACCGCCATCCGCTTCTAGAAATTCCATCTTGCGTTGCTCTCTTACACTGTCTTTATCCTTACCGCTAATAAACGGAATGGAAGTGATATTAGAGACGATGCTACCATGATCTATCGACTGGAAAAGTACAAGTGTTTTGAGTTTCAACTTCTCTACGATATGAATAACATCGACAAGTACCCCATTACGAACATCACTTTGGAAAATTAGCTTGTTGCGTAAGTCATTATAATCGTCATCATCAACGTTGTATTCTATATCATTATGGTCCACAACTAATTCAAATACCTTATAGTCAGACAATACCTTACGTTTTCTCAGCATTTCCTCGCTGATTGTATAAATTATATCACCACTCCAGGATTTTAGTTTTAAATTTTGAACTAACGTACCTGCTTTATAAGGAGTGGCTGAAAGAAGCAATAGGTATTCTATTCTACTGCACTTGCGATAAATTTTAAAACGACTATTTGAAAAGTTATCATGTATCTCATCAACCGATAAAAACTTCAATCCTTTTAGAAATTTCTCTAAATTGCGCTGTTTCTGACGGTCTTTACATCTATCCGATAAAGTAGCTTGGATAGTCTGTAACATCGCTACAGTGACTCTGTGATTGGTCTCTATCTTACCTGCTTTAATCTCCCCGACTTCTATACCTCCATAGCGTTCAAAAAACTTCTTAATATCTCCTACCGCCTGATTGAAAAGAGTAGTATTATCTACGCAAAAAAGAAAGTTTCCATCATCACTCTCTAGAAATATTCTCAATATTTCAGACATGATAAACGTTTTACCACCACGGGTTGGCACCTGAATAATTCCAAACCTGCGCTTATAAAATGCTTCTACCGCCCTACGTTGATGAATATACTTACCGCTCATTCTATCATCTATCTTGATATTAACTGGTAAACTGAAATCGTAATCTCTTACTGAATACTCAATGCCTTGCTTATCAAGATAGGCTTTGAGCGTTGGTAACATTCCAATTTGGAAAGTGAACTTACGTTTATCAAACTTTTCTATGGTCTTAGAAAAAGCGTATATATCGGGATTTTTAATAGTCAAGGCTTTAGCCACATGCCGTATGCCTTGACTATTGGACAACTTAAATGAATACTCAAAGTTGTTTATTCTATTTATGTTTACTCTTGCTTCGATTTCCATAATCTAATTAACTATGAACATTCCTGATTAACAAGATATTTAAATATTAATGCTCATGACTATAGTTTTCCTGCACTTTATGACTACTAACATCACTATAACACAGATTACACTAAGCCAAGACATAGCAATAGCAAACCTTACCACTTTCCAATTAGTGCTTCCTTTTACTTTAGAACTAGAATTTAAATTCCAAAAACAAAGAAACAACACTAAAGCATTCATTAAACATCCTGCTAAATAAAAGACTATTAAAACAGCAATATTAGTCATATTTTAAAAGCAATAAACTATCATTCTCTGCGTTATGATACTCTAATTTTTTAATTCTATCTTGCTGACGATGTATCTTTTCATCTTTAATGCTATTATCGCAATACTGAACTAGAACTACGATAAGCAAGAAAATAATAACAAATGTTTTAAAACTTAAATTCTTCATTTCTTCTTGATTTTTCAAAATATTGAACTTTAACAAAAAAACATCATATGTATAATATATTATACTGGATATGTAGGATATAGAGCAAGTTTACCCCCTATCCCCCTACACCGCAATAGTACGTTATAAGTTTACTGGAATAGTTAGTCACAGGTCTTGAGAAGTTTACCCCTAAATTATCAAGCAAGATCGGAA